GACGAGGAGATGAGGGCGCTTGGCGCAGCGCGCGAACTCGGTATGGGCATCATCTCGTCATGGGAAGCCGTTGTGCGTGCCCTCGCTGAGATGGAGAAGCGGGCGGCCCGTGCCGAGGCGGATCGCGCGGCGCTCTTGACTGCGGCCAAGGAGTCTCTGCGTTGGCTGAGTAAGGCGGTCGCTGACGATGCGTTTGCCAACTGCGTGCGCCCTTCTGGCGGCAAGGCGGCGCTTGAACTGCTCGACGCCGCGATTTCCAAAGCACGGGAGGGCTGAGATGGCACCGCAAGCGCAGCACACGCCGGGACCGTGGCGGGTCACGCACGGACTAGAGGGCGACTTATACGTCGCCAGCAAGCACGGGGGCTACGTGCCGATTCGCACGCCCTTTCGCACCGGGGCATTCACGCGCGGGGGCACAGACCGGAGCGCACACACAGACGCGGAGTTGGACGCCAACGCTCGCCTGATAGCGTCCGCGCCGGACCTCCTCGCCGCGTGCCAAGCGGCGCTAGGCGAACTAACCGACCCGAACCGTGGCCCGAGCGGGCCCGAGCCGACGATTGCGACCGTGCGCGCCGCGCTCGCCAAGGCCAGGGGGACCGATGACTAGCGCCTACGCCGTCGCCTACGCCGACCCCGGCGGGCGCATTACGCGGACGCTGGCGCTGTGGTGGCTCATGGGCGACAGCTACATCACGCCCGCATGGCTGGTGGCCTCGCTCGCCCGCGCCTACGCCCGTGACTGAGCCCGCCGTCAGCCTGCGCGTGCGCGTCGAACGCCGCCCCAATGGCGACGAGCGGGAACGCTACATCGTGACCGCGCGCGGCGGGGCGCTACGCGCCGACTGCGGCGACTACACCGACGCCCTACGTTTCTTCGCGCGCTGGGCCGAACGCTACACCGAGGAGGACCCGTGTCAGTCGAACAACTCATAGCCGACCTACAGGCCGCGCGCTACGCCGCCGCCGACGCGGGCGCGAGCGCCGCCGAGTCCGACGTGCAGCGCCGCCTGACGCGCTCGCGCATCGTCGCGGACATGATCCGTGAGCCCAATCCCGCCACCGGCAAGCCCTGGAGTGCTACTGCGGCGGACGAAGCCGCGCGTACGCACACCGACTACCTTGCGGCGGAGCACGCCGCGGTCGAGGCCGCACACCAGAGGGACATCCTCCACGCGGACGCCGAGTCCCTGCGCCTGCGCGTGGACTACGCGCTCGCCAGCTTGCGAGCGGGCAACTAGCTAGGGGGAACGATGGGGATGTTCTTCAAACGATTCGACCGGGACCAGTGGACCGGCAGGGCTGTTCCCCGTACGCGCCCGACCTATTGGGCGGTCATCGGCCCGCGCAAGGCGTGGAGAGTTGAGTGGAGCAACCGCCGCAAGGCTTGGCGTCTTCCGGCCGTCGAGTTTCAGGTGCTTGACGACGCGTTCCACTACAAGCCGGATGGCGTGACGCTCGCAGATGAACTCGCCAAGGAACTACGGCTAACGTTGGCGATTCAGGCTGATCCGTTCAAGCATCTCCCCGCTGGCTGGCGGGCGAACACGAACACCACGGCGAAGGACTGGCTCAACATGGGCATGGGCCAGTGCTGGCGACCAGCCTCTTGACACGCTCGCGTGCGCGGACTACTGTGTGCGGTATGAACTACCGCGTGCTCGGCAAGCGCGTAGTCGTCCGACCCATCGAGACGGACGAGACATCGTCCGAGGCGCCGCACATCGTCATCCCGCCTACCGTGCGCGACGGCTGGGCACGGGACCAGGCCGAAGTCGTGGCCGTGGGTAGCGGATGCGTGCCGGGGCTGGCCGTAGGCGACTGGGTACTCCTAGCCGCGTGGGCCAAGAGCGAGGCCCCGCGCGCACTCGGCGACGGGTGCTACCTTGTGCCGGAGGATGCTGTTCTGGCGAGGCTCCGCGCGTGAGTCGTCGCCCCTATGTACCGACGTTTGGCGCGGCGCCTGAGGTGGGGCCTCAACCCAAGGAGGTGATGCCCCCTGAGCCACCCCGATGCTCGATACAGAGTACCGGAACCTCAGTAGCACCCTCAGGCGCCCCGCCAGCGCCGTCGCTCCTGCGCCAACGCCGCCCGCTCAACCGCCGCAAACGCGGCACGAGCGGGTGGTACGTCGTCCAAGCGTTCGGCGATGCGCTCGCCAGCGAACGCGAACGGCGCGGCTGGACCATCTCCCAAGCCGCACAGTACTGCGGGATGGGCGACGCGCAGTGGCGGCGGATGGAGAACGCGCACGTTGCGGCGCTCGTAAGTACCGCCAACCGCGTGTGCCGACGCCTCGGCATCACGTTCACGCTAGGGGAGTGGCCCGAATGAGATACCGCCGGAGCCCCGAGAAGCTGGTCGTCGCCCGCATCGACAATCTGTGCGCGATGGCGGGATGCGTGTCGATCCACTTCTCGCAGGCGCGTGCGAGCAACCAAACCCCCGGCATTCCTGACCGACTATACTTCCACCCTGAGGAGGGCGTGGCGTTCTGGGTCGAGGCGAAGGCACGCCGGGGTAGGCAGTCCGACGCGCAGAAGGTCTTTCAGAGCCTCACCACCGCCTGCCACACCCCCTACGTGCTCGGCGGATACCGGGAAGTGCTGGCGTTCCTCTTGGAGCGCCACCTGTGGCACCTGCCCGTCGGTGTGACGCTCGACATGGTAGCCCCCGAGTGACTAACCGAGAGGAGGTCATCAGCCTGTGCCTCGCGCTCGCGGTCGGCGTGCTGGCCTACGGCGCTGGCGGGCGCGAGGCACGCGCCATACGGCAACGGTCGGCTGTCCTTACCGACTCGGTACGACTACTGAACGCCCGCTACGCGTGGGCAATGGCGCGAGACAGTCTACTCGAAGAGGAGATGACACACCGGGGCGAGCGCGTTCAGGCGCTCCAGAATGCCCTGAGACACACGATCTCCTCGGGGACGGCACAAGTGGACACCCTGCGCCTCCTTGTCCCGGACACGACGGCCCAGCGCCTGCTGGATGGGCTGGAGACGACGTTGGCAACCGCGCAGGCCCGCGTGGACAGCCTAGTAGCCGAGTGCGCCGCTCGGGATTCCCTCGCGGAGGTGCGGCGCAAAGACTACGAGCGCCTGTTAGCGGACTGGCGCCGACTCGCAACTAGCGCAGTGACCGCACCCGCCGTACCGCACACGCACACGCTACGCACACTCGCATACGGCGCGCTCGCGGGCGCCGTGCTCTGGGAGATCGCACGATGATGCCCGAGGAGATTGACACCCGCGAGTGCTGCGAGAACTGCCATAGCGCCGACGCGGTCTGCTCGTGTCTGACGCTGCATGTCTGCGCGCCGTGCGCGCAGGTGATGGAGGAAGGAATGAACGCTTACATGATGGAGGTCGAATGCCGCCCGTCGTCGTGAAGCTTGCCCCCAACGTGCCCGCTACCATTCGCCCCGTCTACGTGGACGTGGTCAGCGGACAGTACGGGGAGCAACTGCGCCTCAAGGGCGAGGTCAAGGGCACGAGCAAGACACCCGCCGACCTCGCCAGCATCTACGTGCCCGTGGACCTCGCCGCCGACCTGGTGCGCGCGGGTTGGACGCCCGAAACGCGCAAGGGGCCTGACGGCGCGGACGTGCAGTCCTACCGTTCGCCCGACAAGGGGGCGTCTTGGTGGGTCGTGGTCCGCAAGCAGGAGGCGGGCGCGAAGACCAGCAAGACCGAGATGGCGCCCGAACACGGCTGGCCGGACGACGAGCAGGCGCTACCCGAGACACCCGCGTCCGCGCCCGCCGCCGCGTCAGCGCAGGCGCCCGCACTGACGCAGTACGCCAAGGTGAAGGCGCTGGAAGCCGCCGCCGACGAGTCGTTGGATTGGGCACTCAAGGCCACCCGCCGCGCCATCAAGGAGTGCGGCGACGAGATGGAAGCCGCCATCGCCAGCGACAAGCCGGTGCCGACCGTCACACTCGACGCGGGACATATGCTCGGGAGCCTGTTCGGCACCCGGCTGATCGCCAAGGGCAAGCTCATCGGCTACTAGGAGAAGACATGCGCGAAGACTTAGTTGCATGGGCGACCGTGCTAGACACCGTAACGAATTACATCGTGCGACTCTTCTGGGTTGTGTTCGCCTTCTGGCTGTCGAGTGAAGTGGTGGCTTACGCGTACTGGCTCGGACGATGACCGCCCGCAAGCCGCGCGTGCGTGGCGGCGCGATGGTCGCCCGAGCGTACCCCGTGCTGGAGGACGCCGTCGAGAGCGGCGTCGCCTACGGGCTGCGGCGAGCCTACAAGCATGAGGACGCTGGGCCATCGGAGACTGAGTTAGATCGCGTGGCTCCGTTCGTGGTTGAGGCGGTGGTGAACGACGTATGCGAGCGGTTCGACTTCGAGGAGGCGCGCGATGACTGAGCAACTATACAAGGTACTCGGGACGGGACGGCGCTCCTGCAACGGCGGGTCGCTGACGTGGACCCCCGGTAAGTGGTATTCCGTTACCCCGCCGCTCGTGGCCTGTCAACACGGCTTCCATCTCTGCCGCCGCAAGGACTTGCTGGCTTGGCTCAAGGCCGAAATCTGGCTGGCCGAATGGCGCGGCGAACGGCTTGACTGCGACGACAAGGTGGTGGTGAGCGAGGCGCGAATCACACGGCAACTCACCACCTGGAACGAGACGACCGCACGCCTACTCGCCTGCGACGTGGCCGAACGCGCGCTAGCACTCCGTTGGAGAGGGCAGGATCGCAGGCCGTGGGATGCGGTGCGGACAGCACGCCGCTACGCGTACGGACTCGCCACGGACACGGAACGGGACGCTGCGTGGGACGCTGCGGGGGCCGCTGCGCGGGCCGCTGCGGGGGACGCTGCGGGGGACGCTGCGCGGGCCGCTGCGTGGGACGCTGCGCGGGACGCTGCGTGGGACGCTGCGCGGGACGCTGCGCGGGCCGCTGCGTGGGACGCTGCGCGGGCCGCTGCGTGGGACGCTGCGGGGGCCGCTGCGCGGGCCGCTGCGCGGGCCGCTGCGCGGGCCGCTATCACCGTTCGCCTGTTCCAGTACCTCGACGGCACGGTGACCCCGGAAAGCCTGCGACCCGTCTACGAGGCGAACGACTGGCTCAACCCCCAGGCCACACGATGACGAAGCGTGAGCGGGCCGCGCACGCGGCCAAGTGGCGGGAAGTTGCCCGCTACTTCGAGGACAAGGTCGGGTTCGACGGTGAACTCGTAGGGGCAACTTCGCAGCGCCCTCTGGGCCTCTGCGCGGCGGCCCCATCAATGGAAGACTGTTTCCGGGCCGCAAGGACATTTCGTCCAGACCACGACGGGGCCTTCTTCTGGGACCTCACACGCGAGGGTGACGACTGCCGGGTCATCTCAGCGGGTCTGATTGCGGCGATGTACGAGACCGGAGAGTTCGATGACTGAGCCGACCGTACCCAAAGTGGGCACGATTGTACCCGAAATGGGCACGCTGCGTAACACGGAGGGCGCAAGCGGGCCGTCCGAGGTGCCCGTGACCCCTCCGCGTAGCGACGCCGTGGCGGCGTGGCGCGCGTTGCCCTGGAACCCGGTGGATGGTTGCCCGTGCTACATCTGCAAGTTGCGGGTCGCAGGTGACGCACTGGCCGCCGAGGTCGAGCGGCTGGAGCGCGAGCGCGACGAGGCGCGGCGAGCAGCGGAACACGAACGGGGACGTGTGAAACTGTCATGCGTATACCCCAACACGCCGACTGTTTTCCCGTGGGAGATTCAACGGTGAGTGTCCGGAAGCGAGGTCGGCTCTGGGTCTGCGCCAGTTGCCGTAAACAGAAGGCAGGTGCCGTGGCTGCGTTCTCGCAGGGCCGCCCAATCTGCCGCAAGTGTGTGCTGGATCGTGTGCGGATGCAGAAGGCATGGGATCGCTGCGGCCCGAGCGCCGCGCTGGGGGAACGATGAGCAAGATGTGGCTTTTCGGAACCGCTATCCCGCTCCTCATCTGGGGATACGTCTTCGTGGCGCGGGCTGTGCGCGGCTGGGCGAAGAAGCGATGGGGACCGTGCTCGTGTGGGGGAGACTGCGACGCTCTGGCTTTTGGCGCTGTATGGCCGGTCGCCTTGCCGCTCTGGGCGCTCGTCCGATTCGTTCTGGTGCCTGCGTGGCGCGCGACGGCCTTCGCGGAGGAATGGGGAGCGAAGTTCTCTAAGAAGGTTGACGATGACTGACGCCCTGCGCGCGGACCTGCGCGAACGCACCGAGAACCTCAAGGCCCTGTGCGTGGAACTCTATGCCTGCGCGGCTACGCCGATGGCAACGCTCGCTGCGGCGGAGCGGGGGATTGAGTCTCTGGCGCGCGACCTAGAGGACGCAGAGAGCGAAATCGACGGGGCCATGTTGGCGCTCCGGGCGGCGAACTCGCGTCTTGCGGCGCAGGCGCCCGTCGTCGCGGCGGCGCTGGCGTGGCGGGAATACTTCGCAGGCACATTCACCGACGAACCCGAGCAGAGGCTCGCCGCCGCCGTGGACGCGATGCCGAAGGAGGGCAAGTGAATCTCCGCATCTGGTTGGCTCGCGCGATTCTGCCGCGCTACTGCGTGGTAGTCTGGCGTGAGGACTTGGAGGACGCGGCCGAGCTGGCTGAGACGGCCTACGGCCGCGTACCGGCACACGGTAATTGGGCGGGCGTGAATGCGTGCCTCGACCGCGCCGAGCAGAGGTGCAAGTGAAGCCGAAGAAGCCGAAGCGCAACGTGAACGCCGACCTGCTGGACGACATCTACCTCGCGTGGCTGCGACTCGGGCCGGAGGCGCCGACGTTCGGTGAGTACGCGGCGCGTCGCGGCGTGCTGAAGGTGTGCGCGGCGACAGTGCCAGACATCACGCATTGGTCGCACGAACCGGGCGAGCCGGGGCGCTTCCGCGCCTACCTTTGTCGCCTCGCCCGTGGTGCGAAGTGAGCGCGCCCACGCTGGCGGAACGGCTGCTACAGGACTGCGCGGCCTACGACAACGCAACGCTCGACCAAGCGGACTTGGCGGCGCAACGCCTGATGCGGACGGCCCGCGAGGTTGCGTCTGCGCTGACCCTGTCCGACGCCGAGCGCGCCGAGCGGGAACGGCTGGCGAAGGACTGCGACGCGGCGGCGGACTTCTACGCCGAGGTAGGCGAGATGGACAAGATGCCAGGCGAGCACGCGAAGGCGCGTGTCCTTCGCGGCGGCACCGCCACGGGAGGTTCCGATGGCTGACGGCCCGTGGGTACGGCGCGTGATGCGCCAGGTCGAGAACCTCGCAGGGGCGCGGGCACGCATCGGACGGCTGCTTCTCGACTTGCAGAGGTCGGCGGGATCGTTGCCACTCGCGAAGGCCGACGAAGCCCGTGCCCGTCGTCGTCTGCGCGCCCTGCTGCGCGAGAAGGAAGGCTCCGATGGCTGAGACGCTGGCGGAACGGCTGACGGCGCTCTGCGATGCCTGCGAGCGCGCGTTCACCGACTACGTGACTGACGGCGTGAACGAGACGCCTGCGATGAACGAGATGTACCGGCAGGCCCGCGACCTTCGTGCCGCGGCCGCGCTCACGCGGCCCGTCGAGCGGGAGGCGCTGGCGAGGGCGCTGCGTGGCCTCTACTCGCCGCTGCTGATGCGGGCCGGGCGCGAGCCGTCGGAGAACAACTGGCTGGCTGATGCCGACGCCGTGCTGGTTCGCCTCGCCGAGCCGCAGGGGACGGAGGGGAAAGTGGACGCGGGGTCACCAACGGAGGTGCCCTTGCCAGACGCCGGAACGGCCCGGGACGACCCCAACCCTATTCCGTTGGTCGCGCCAGACGTGGAATCCGAGAGCATGGATGCGGACCAGTTTGAGCGGTACATCGCACCGCTCGTCCATACGCCAGTAGCGCCGTCCGCTCCCCCGCCGTCCGCGCCGAGCGAGGCGCTGCTGCCGTGCCCGTTCTGCGGAGGGCACGAGCAGGCCGACGAGTTCGAGCCCGGTATCGTGCGACACGCGATCCACGCGGCACTCGGCTGCCCCGCCATCGGAAAGCACTCCATCGTCGCCTGGACCCGTCGTGTCGCCCCCGTCGCGCCGGAGCCGAGCGACGAGGACGCGGCGCGATGGAAGGCGTTTGCCGAAGACGCCTTCGTGTCGGTGAATGACGCCGACGACATATATCTCGCGGCATATCTCGGATTTGACGTTGGCTCTCTCGCCCGCGCCACAGACGCCGAACGGGCCGCCTTGAGTGGTTACCGGAAAGTCTACGGAGTGAAGGCCGTGACTCGACTGTGGGACGCGGCCCGCGAGCGAGCAAGGGAGAGAACGTGAAGCGCAAGCCGCTGATGCCGGGTGACCGCGTGCGATGCCGCGTGCGATGCCGCATCACGCCGCGCTGTCCGGGCCATCGCGTAACGGCCGCGCACTTCTACGCCGGGGGGAACCAGACAGTGAACACGTATCCCGATCCGTGCGGCTATTGTGGGGGAGCGACGGTCCAAGCCGGGCATTTCGTGCGTCTGCCAAAGCGGGCGTCCCGGTGACCGCGCCCGGTGCTGCGCGCGAGCCGCTGGACGCGCTGGTGGCGGCGCTACAGGAGCAGGAGCACATCCTTCGCATCCGCGAGCGGCCGGACGTTTACAACATCGACCGGGTCCGCGCCGACGCCTTCCGAGACGCCGCCGCCGCCCTGCTCGCGCTGCGGGCCGAACGCGACGCCCAGATAGCGGGTCGGGAGCGCGACTTCCTCGCTGGCGAGACGGAACGGGCACGGCTCGCAGGCTGTTGCGACGTACTTCAGGCCGAACGCGACGACGCGCTCATGGAGTGTGACGAACTGGTAGGCATCCGCAATGACCTGTGCGCGACGCTCGCAGAGCGCAACGGTGAGCTGGCCGCCGCGCTCCGCCGCGCCGAGGAGGGCGAGCGCGATAGCGCGCGGCTCGACAAGCTCGAACGGGTGCTGCGGCCGCCAGCCTCAGTCATCCACCGGAGCGGCGACCCCGACAACCCGGGCTTCTTGGTCGGCGGAAGGTGGATGCCAGAGACGCCCACGTTGCGCGCCGCGCTGGACGCCTACGTGGAGCCCGCGCGCACAGAGGGAGGACGCGATGAGTGACGCGCCAGCCCCGACCTACGAGATTCGCACGGTCGGCGACTTCCTCAAGGTCCCGAAGAAGCGCCTCGGTGCTTGTCTCCGGGAGTTCCGCACGATGCTGGACGTGGCCCGAACGACCGAGCAGATGGTGCGCGCCGCCGAAGGCGTCCTGCACCAGACCGAGACGGCGCGCCTGCCGCTGGAGCGGTTCACCTGGATCGACGACAAGAAGGGCACCATCAGCCTGCACATCCAGACGAAGAAGCCGGACGCCACCGAGGCGGCGCCCCGTGCCTGACGCGCCCGACCTCGCCGCGCTCGTAGCGGGAGTGCCGCACGACAACGGATGCGCGAGCGTCTATCGTCCGACAATTCAGGCCGGGCTTACAACGTGGGGACCGGAGCCGCGCCCCTGCGACTGCACCCGTGACGCCCGCATCGCCAAGGGCATCGCGGCGGGACGGCGCTCAGACGAACTGTGGGACCAGGACTGCGAGCGCACCCGGACGCCCGACGGATGGCGCGACCGTGACGCCGCCTTCGCCCGCGCCTTCGAGGAGGCCAGCCGTGGCTGACCTTCCTTTCGTCGCCTTCGGCAACGATGAACTCCAACCGCTACCCCTCGCCCCCGAAGAAGGCGGGCTCGTTGAGTGTCCGTGCTGCCACCACAGACACGGGATTCACTGGGGGCGCACCGAGGACGGGTCTCCTACGAGGTTGCTCGGGGCGGTTAGTTGCGTGAATGGAGAATCTTACCTCGTGGCCGTCGCAGGCAAGTTGCTTGCGTCGAAGGAGGCCAGCCGTGGGTAGCCGCACCGGGATCGCCTGGACCGACGCCACCTACAATCCCTGGCGCGGCTGCACGAAGGTCAGCGCGGGGTGCGCCAACTGCTATATGTACCGGGATCAGCGGCGCTACGGCGAGGACCCCGGCGTCGTGGTGCGGGCGAGCGAAGCGACGTTCACGGCACCCCTGCGCTGGAAGGAGCCGCGCAAGGTGTTCGTCTGCTCGTGGTCGGACTTCTGGCATCCGCACGCCGACAACTGGCGCGACGAAGCGTTGGACGTGATGGCCCGCGCACCGCAGCACACGTACCAGATCGTGACCAAGCGGCCGTGGGGCATCCCGGTTGACTGGATCGCGCCGCCGAACGTCTGGCTCGGCGTATCGGTCGAGGACCAGCACGCCACGGCGCGCGTGCCCGCGCTCCTGACGCACCGCGTAGCCCCTGGCGGCGTGCTCTGGCTCTCCTGCGAGCCGCTCATCGCTCGCGTGACGCTGCGACCCGAGTGGCTGGCGCTGCTCGGTTGGGTGGTCATCGGGGGCGAGTCCGGGCCGAAGCATCGGCCGATGGAACTCGACTGGCTCCGCCTGCTGGTGGACGAGTGCGACCGCGCGGGGGTGCCCGTCTGGGTCAAGCAGGACAGCGTCGCCCGGCCCGGCCAGCAGGGGCGTATCCCGGACGACCTATGGCGGCAGGAGTGGCCCGAGGAGGCCAGCCGGTGAGCCGCAAGCCGTGCGCCGACTGCGGACGCGTCCGCCCGCTCCGTGCATTCGGTCCCAAGGCCGACAATCCCGACGGCCACGAGTCGCGGTGCCGCGACTGCCGCGCACGCCGCGCCCGCGACCACGTATGCCGCGCCCGTACGATGCGCAAACGGTACCCTACCCCACCGTGGCCCACGGGCCGCGCCTGCGCCTGCGGCTACCGTACGCGCAACGGCGTCTGCCTCAACTGCGGCCTCGTATGGGTCATCCGTGTCCGCACCGCAACCTGACCTGTTCGACACCGGCTGTCCGATACCACGCGAGGACACCGCGCGCATCGCCACGCAGACCGCACGCGTGCGTGCGCTGATGCTTGACGGCGAGTGGCGCACCATCGCAGACGTGGCCCACGCCTGCGGCGCGTCGGAGCCCGGAGCGAGCGCGCGACTACGTGACCTCCGCAAGTTCCCGTACCACTACCGCGTCGAGCGCCGCCGCGTGCGCGACGTGCCCGGCCTCTACGAGTACCGCGTGAGCGTACCGTGAAGTGGATTCGCTACTGGTTCTGGCACAGGCGGCTCAACTACGTGCAGCGCGCCCGGCTGGAGGTTGTGGCGTTCAGCGACGGCTACGACTCGGCGTATGCTTGGTGGCGCGCTCAAAATCACGGCGCAGGCGAACCTCCTCCGCCCGCATGAACCGCTGGCGCTCCAGCGTCAGCCTGTCAATCCGCCACCGCGCGTCCTGTGGCGTGATACGGTTTCGGCCCGCCAGTTCCACGACGGCGTCGTACTCGTCCCGGTAACCGGCCACCTCCCGGTCGATCCACCGCACATCAGCCATCAGGTCGGCTAGTCGCTCCGACCTACGGATGGCGTCCGGGTCGCCACGCTCCAGCGCCTCGCGGTACGCGCCCGACGCCTGCTCTATCTTGGACCGCATCCGGTAGTAGCGGCCCTCCGCCGCCGTGCGCCCAGCCGGTTGCCGCGCCACCAAGCCGGTAACCGACAGGTTCATCCTGCTCGGGATGTGTACTGCCTGTTCCCCGGCAATCTGCGCGGCCAGCGGTTCGAGTACGCCCGTTATCATTGGTGTAGCCGCAGAGAAGATGCCGCGCGCCACGTTCTCCACCTGTAGCGGTGACAACTGATCCATCCCCGGCAGTACCCGTAGCGCACTCGCCAGCACGTCGAACGTGCGGGCCGTCGTCTCCCGCCGCCTGAGTTCCGGCGGCAGACGCATCATCGACTCCGGCACCACGGGCGCACCACCGAAGCTCCGACGGTTGACGGCGTTCTCCGCGACCTGTAGCACGCCGGGTATCGGGGGCACCGGCATCCCGAGTTCTAGGCTCTCCGATACACCGGGCGGCATCATCCGCAGCACCGACTGCCCGAAGACGCGCGCTGCGTCGGGGTTCTCGTCCGCAAAGTGCTCCAGCCCCGCCAGCGTCAGCGCACGCACGACGTTGATGTCCTGCTGCATCGGCACCCGCACCATCATCCCGCCCGTACTGCCGAACGGCAGGAGCGCGAACGACGCGCGCTCGTTCGGATCGCGGTCGTCCACCCGCGTCCGCACAGCATCGTTACGGTTGTGTAACGTCCACTCCAGTACCCCGAACAGGGATGCCAGCGCACCGTACTCAATCACGCCCCTAGGGTTGGTGCGTATCGCGTCCAGCGTGCGGAACGGCCCCTGGAGCGCGGGTCCGAGGAATGGTACGTACTTGCGGAGCCACGCGAGACTCCGCGCGCCCGGCTTGTTCCAGAAGTCGATGGTTGACGTACGCCCCGCCGCGATGCCGTAGAGCCACTGGTCCTCCGGCGTCCACTCCCTCCGATCCACCCTACCCTGTACCGACCGCATGGCGGATTCTGCCGTGGCGTAGCGTGGTCCCCGGTCAGAGATAGTACCCATCCGCTCCAGCGCGGTAATCGGCCTGCCGATAATGCGCGCAACGGCGGCCAGCCCCTTCTGCGCCCGACCCGACGGGATCAGGCGGCGAGCGACGGCACCGACGCCGATGGGATGCTCGAAATAGGACGCGCCGCCAAGCCCAGCCTCCAGCGCGCTAGTGGCTGGAGTGCCGCCACCTACTGCTTGGTTGATTGCGCCGCCGTAGCCGGAGAGCCAGCCGGTGATGCCGCCCAGAACCCCGGTGGGTTGCGCGGGCATCTGGCCGCTGGCCTGCATCACGTCGCGGATAGGGTTGTAGGCCATCCCGAACCGGGGGTTGAGTCCCGTGGTGGTGGCCGTGAAGATCGTGCGCGCGGTGCCGAGCGTCACGTTGAGCAACCGCCCGAACGCCGTGATGTCGTTGGGCCGCAGATTCAGGAGCGCCTGCCAGTAGCGCGGGTAGTTGACGCGCGCGTACTCCCGTCCCCATACGGGTTGCCCGGCCTCGTCCACGCCGGTCTGCACGTTGCGCCAGATTTCGGGGTTGTGGGGACTCTCTATCTCCACGCGAAGGTCGCCCAACGCCTCCGCCGCCTCGGGCTCCAGCATCAGCGGCGCGGTGGCTGTCGGTGCCGCGAGCTTCGGCTTCTCGAACGGCGTCAGCAACTCCATCTCCGGCACGGCACGGTGGAAATCGAACACCGCCGCACCGACGCGGTACCTATCCGCCCGCCGGATGATGAGGTCCGTGTACTCCAGCAGCGACCGCAACGGGCTCTCGATGGGTTCTGTACCGCCCTTAAACCGCAGGATGCCGGGTGTCACGTTCGCCAGCCGCCCGCTGGACCGCAGCCCCCCATACGGCACGCCGAACACGTCACCGATGATGCGTTTGTAGGGCATCCAAATGGCGTCGCTGTTGACGAGGGCGTCAACCTGCCGAGGATTCCATAGCCCCGACCGCAGCGCGTAGGACCGGAGCCCGTTCACGTACTGGTCGGCGCGGCGGATGAACTCCTGTAACTCCGGCACTTGGCCCAGCCGGTTCACCGCATCGGGTAGCGAGGCCAGGTACTCCGGCGTGCCCCGCGCGCCGCCGCGCCCGAGGTCCCGTGTGGCCTTGATGAAGTCGTCCGCCGCACGCACCATCGCGGGGTCGCGGCCAAGGGGCTCCACCATCCACTCATAGGACGGCCCCACCGTGGCGCGCACATCTAGGGGGTCCGGGATGCCGTGGTAGACGGCGCGTCGGACGGTCTCGTCCGAGGCCTTGAACCGCTGGACAACATAAGCCGGGTTCTGGCTCGGCCGCAGACGCCCGGCCTCTGTTGCCTCGAATCCCGGACGCTCCAGTGGGTAGAGATCGTTCGCCACCTGCTGGTACGCGCGTTCCCAATCTATCGGATTCGCCGCCCGGCGGATGCGGCGCGCGAGGGAGCCCGTGTGGTCTATCGTGCGGTCCACCGCCATCACGGCGGGATCGCGTAGCGCGGTCTCCGCCGCTCGTGTGAGGCTCCGCGCCTGCGCTCGCATCGCCGCCTCGCCACCGGGGCCGAGAACCGCCGCGCCGATGAACGCGCCAGCCACCGCACCGCGCCCCTTCTCGCCCGGTGGCGCGAGCGTGGCACCCACGGGCGCACCCATCAGTGCCCCGATGCCCGTGCGTGCCATCCCGACCATCAGTGACGAGGGGATGTAGCCGGGCTGGAGCCCGAACGGTGTCTCAATCGCCGCTGGGGTCGAAGAGGCGGGAACCTCTGTCCCTGGAATCGGGTTGCCCGCTGCGTCCCGTAGCGCCGTGGGATGTGCGATTGCCGCCTCCGGCGTGGTTTGGCGTTCGAGGCTCGAAAGCGGCCTGAACCACCCCTCGGGCAGGTTCCCACCCTCTGCTGCACGCGCGGTGAGGTACTGCGGGCTCGGCTCCGGTAGCGCCGCCATCGGCACACCAGCCTCGTTCCCGAGCGCGCGTTGCACGTCCTCCCGGAGTTGCTGCCGCGCGAGTGCCGCACGTTCCCAGCCTGACAAGACACGACTCGTCAACCGACCCGCCCCTGCCATTCCAACACCCATTGCGGCATTGAGGGCGGCAGATCGTGCTATCTCGCTTGGCGTCCCACCCTCTGCGGCAGCCAACCCTCCGCCAGCAAGCCCAAACGACGCCCCCGTACGGAGTGCGCGAGCGATGAATCCAGTACCTATAGTGGCGGGAAGCACCATCTCTGCCGCCGCTATGGCGGGAACGAATGGAATTGATTCTTGTACGAAGCGGCCAAAGGCCCCCTCGGCACCGGGTCGTTGTGCATAGACTGCCTCAACCGCCCGTTCCCGGGCCGCACTCGTCTTGACGGCGGCATCGCCCATCAGCGCCCCGAGGTCGCGTAGTCCTCGAAGGACATATGGACGATGCTGTGCCGCCTCGATTTCTTGGAAGGACGCATTAAGGGAACGAGGAAGCGGTTCCGGCGGGGCCGCTCCAATGGAACGAGGAAGCGAAGGCGGAGGTGGGGTCTGTGCCGTCAAAGTCACGTCCTGCGCCATTGGCGGCGGCAGACGCAACCAGTCCTGCGTGGCCGTGGACGGGATACGCGGTGCGGTCATCAGCGCCTGCGCGCGGGTGTCCCCGTAGTAGGGATGAGCAACTGTCGCATCAGCGTGGCGACCGCCTGCGGTGTGATGCCGAGGTCGGTTGCAATCTGCTGGTACGCCGCCGCGCGGAACATCGACTCGCGCGGCATAGGCCGCGCCGCGCCTTCGGGTGCGGTACGCGGGTCGTGCTGGCGGAGGTTGCCGTCGCGGTCATAGTAGTAGTACGCCGCCCGGCCCCCTCCCTCGTTGTAGGCTTTCATCTGGTCCTGCCACGCCGTCCGTGCACCATTGATGGCGTCAATGATGAGTTGCCGCTGCGCCATCGCCGCCTGATTGTTGCCTTCGCGGCCCGCCGTCGCTGCCCGCAACTGCGCGATGCGGTACTCCGCTACCGCCGGATCGCCCAATTCCTGCCACAACCGTCGGTACGCGGGATCGCTTTCGACCATTGCCGTGAGTCCCGTGAGCCGCTGGCGCTGGAGCACGCGCTGCTGACGTTCGAGCGCCGCCTTCTCGCGTGCATCCTGCGCCGCCTGCGCCACCGTAGCAGCCTGCGTCTCCGCCTGTACGGCATCCCGGAACTTGATGATCTGCTCGGGGCGGCGTAGCGTGGCGAGCGCGGCGGACATCCGCTGGTCGTAGTCCGGTGCGTCGGGTCGTGCGCCACGTACGAGCGCCACGGCGTTAGTCACGGCCCGCGCATCCTCTTGCTCACGGTCGAACGTCTGCTGCGCGCGGTTGGTCTCGGCCCGTGTCTGCGCGGTACCAGCTTCCATCGCCTCGCGCCGCGCGGGCTGCATCGCTATCTCGCCCTGTTGCTGCTGGATTTGCGTCTGCTGCGCGAGTGCCGCCAGCGCCTGCGCCTGCCGCTGCTGGCGTTGCTGCTGGATGGCCTCCACCGTCGCCTGCAACTGCTGGAACGGCCCCGGCTGCTGAATCAGAGGGATGGTCATTATCTAGCCCCATTGCGTCTGCGGTAGCATCATCCACCACGGTAGTTGCATCCCCCCCTTGGGGGCCATCGGCATATCGCCACCGCCCTTCGTAGCCCCCTTGCCCGCGAACGCAAGCGATGCGCCACCCGTGACCGGCGCCCCCACGAACGGGGCCGCCGTCTGCACGCCCGCCAGCAAGTTCTCGAACCCGCTCGTGCCCTGTATCATCGGCCCGCCGTACGCCGCGCCCATCATCGGGGCCAACAGGCTCATCAGCGCCTGCATCTGCTGCCCCTGCGCCTGTAGCCCCAACTGGCCCGCACCCATCGCGCGCTGGAACGGGTTCATTCCCGCCTGCCCACTCAGGACGCCGAGCATCTGCGCCGCCTGTATCTGGCGCGCACGGCCTTGCTCCATTATCTGCGAGGCAAGCAGGTTGAAGTCCTGCGCGCTCCGCTGCCGCGTGGCCCCCTCCTGCCACAACGCGGCGCTGCTCATCCGGTTGGGCACGCCAGCGCGCATCTGCGTCAGAGAGTCCTCAAGGTTCCGACCACTGATGGCCCGCAAGGGGTCCAGCACGTCGGAGCCCGGCACGCCGGATAGCTGCGCCAACAGCGCAGGCATCGCCTGCGTCAGCGCCTGCTGTTCTGGATTCGCGTTGAGAAACTGAGTGAGGTAACTACCCGCCGGTAGTCGCTGGAGGTCCGTCGGCTGCTGGCCCAGGCCCGCCAACTGGCTCATCCAGTTCTGGGCCTGACCCACCTGCCCCGCCCGGAACCCCTGTAGGTCCTTCGGGACCGCTTGGTACGGCTGCGGCTTCTTGAAGAATCCGCCCATCGCTCGCGCCTCCGTGGCTGTACGTGGCGGCGAGGAAATCCGCGAACTCCCCGCGTGTCACGCTCAGTAGGATGAGGTCGTGCCACTCGCCGCGATAGCGCACGATGCGATGTTTGCGGCTGCCCAACGCGGCCTGCGCCGCCGTGGGCGTCTCCTGGACCCTCTCAGACCTACGCCGAGAGACCTTGGTCCACCTAGTAATCATACGACCCTCGGCCTCGAAACGGAAGCCGAGCTTCTTGCGGGCGTAGTGGATCAGCGGACCCGCGAACTCCGGTATCTCGATGCTGATGCGCTCCACCGCGAGGTTCTGGAATGCCCAGAGCAACAGCGAGAGCAACAGGTTCCGCTTACCCAATGCATTCGCCAGCTTGCCATCGAAGAAGATGGGGTGGAACTCCGCGTTCACGTACGGCGTGATGTCAGTGAACACCACCAGCCCCACCGGCTGGCTCCCCGCCTCCGCGTCGCTGGTGCGCCACACCTCGAAGATGACGTTCGCGGGGTCCGTGAGCAGCGCCGCCACGATCTCGCGGCGCCCCTTCTGGAAATCGCTGAACCAGCCGTCGTGCTCGCTCGTGCGGGTGAGGATGTAGGACACCTTCGGGATGGGTGTCAGCGTTAGCGGCACCGCGAAGTACTCAGCCACTACGTTCCCGCTGGCCGGTAGACCGGCGTCCTGACCATGCGGCCCGTCACCTGCATGACCGGCGCATAACCCTTGATAAGCAGGCCGAGTTCCACCTTGCGCTCCAAACGCAATCGCGCCGCATCCACCGAGATACCCTCGGCCTCCGCATACTGGCGTGCGCTCATGCCGGGGTCGTTCTGCTCCTGGCCCACGACCTTGCGAATGGCCGCCAGCATTTCATCCTGCGTCATCCGAGCCTCTCCACCGGGGGCAAATCGGGTTCGTAGAGAACCTTCCGCATCTCGTACTGGCCGTCGGGGTACACGGCGCACAGCACACCTCCGATGTCCTGTATGGTTTCCGGAACCTTGGCGTGAGCGTAGGAAGTCTTGAGTTGCCACGGGGGCAACTGGATGACGCGCGTGGGGAAGGCGTCGAACGAATCACCGAACTGGTGCTGGTGCGCGCGGAACGCCACGTCCGGCGCACGCTTGTTCCGCAGACGGTGCTCCATCCATATCTGGTGCGCCAGCAGGGACATCACGTTCTGCCGCGTGTGCGGCCTCGTGCCCATCCGCCCGTGGTGCTGGAAATCGAACAGCACGCCGTTCAACTCCAGCCGCAGATGCCACCGGGACCAGAGCCCCGTCTTGGTATCCCGCACGCAACGGAGTTGCTGCGCGAGGTCCTCCTCGTATGGCGCGCTCTCGCCGCCGGAGTGCGCCGCCGTCCCGCGCACCATATACGTCGCCTTGGGGTGCAGCGCGCGGGGCACGGAGAAGATACGTTCCACGATGTACTTGTGCGCGTTCGGCTCGTTGGACATCTGCTGCGTGGTGCCGTGGTGCCCCGGCCCGTCGGCGGCGTCACCGACGATCACCAGCACCAGTTGGGCTTGGAGTTCCTGCCGCCACGCACGGGTCGCGTCCCAGAATCCGACCCACTTGCCCCACAGCCAGCGTTGGTGCTTGCCCGGCAGGACCTTGTGGCCGTCGGCCAGTCGCGCACCCTCGGCCGGGCACGGGGCCAGCGACGACCCACCGTGGATATCGGCGACCGCAGCCACGAGATAGTTAGGCATCGCCCGCCATTCCTTTCGCGGGTTCCTTCGCGTTCGCCAGCATGAGGTCCCGGTAGGCCACGAGCCCCTGTCTGAGCGGCATCGCGGGCCACCAGTCGAGCGCCGCCCGGAATGGCATCACGTCCGCAGCGAATCGGTGCGCCTCGCTGGCCTCACCGAAGTATGACAACTCCGGCTCCCGGCCCGCTAGTAGGCGACTAACCAAGATGGCGAAGTCGGTGACCAGCATCGGCTCCCCGCCCGCGAGGTCCACGGTCCACACGTCCGGGCGGGACACCGTGTCCCGCGCGATGCGTACCAGCGCGGCGGCGGCGTCCGGCGCCCACATCGCGTCGATGTAGTTGTTCCCGTCGCCCACGAGCCCGAACGCCGTCTTGCCTTCTACGCCGAACGAGCGGACGAGTCGGTAGATGAGCTTGTGCGTCGGCTCCCACGGCCCGTAGGCACCGAAGAACCGCACGATGGTCGCCCGTTCGGCCGTGTGCCAGCGGTGTACGGCGGCACGGGCATAATGCTCTCCCACGAGCTTATGTATGGCGTAGGGTACACTCGGCGCCAACGCCTTCGTCTGGTCCGCGACTCCGTACTGCCCTTCGTACACCGCGCCCGTGGACAGGTAGATAAGGTGTTTACATCTAACGTAGCGACAGACGTTAAGTGTAGCGAACGCGTTGTCACGGGCATCGAGGTCCGGCGCGAGGAGCGAGGCGGCCACGTCCACGCGGGCGGCGAGGTGGAAGACGACATCCCACGGCCCCTCCTTCGCCAACTCCTGCACGTCCGTCGTCCCGGCCACACGCACGTTATGGACAGTAGCGTCCGCGAGGTCGCACGCCGCGCGTCCGTTCAGCGCCCGGAACGGCCAGTCGATGGGCAACGCCTGCAACAGATTGCGCCCCAGGAACCCGGACGCGCCCGTGACGAGAACCTTCACGGCGCCATCGCCTCCAGCAGCATCTTCGCCTGCGCCCCATATTCCTGTCCGTGGCGCTCGTGCGCCGTGCGTTGGAGCGCATCACGCAACGCCTCCCGGTTGAAAGGCGAACCGGCATACCTTCCGGTTGAGTATGTGATGATGGCATCCGCTTCCTCGTCGTGTGTCACCATCGCCACACGGTCGAGCGCGGTGGCCCACAGTACGCCCGCCAACTCCTCTTGGGTCGGCATCGGTCCCCCTAACGGCGGTGACGGTGGAACTGTAACTGGCAACCCGTGAATCGGAACCCTAGGGCGGCGTATACGTTCATCACGCCGAGGTTCGTGGCGCTGATGGGTGCCCACACGTAGTCCGCGCCGCGCTCGAACAGCCGCCGCGTGATGGCCGCCCAGAACACGCGCCCACGGATGGCGCGGCTCACGCCGCCGAGCACGAGTTCGCGGCCTCCACGCACGGCCATCCACGCCACGACGCCGACGCCGTCGGTGCATACCAGCACCGGCATCTCCTCGAAAAGCGCCACCACGCGGTTCATCATCCGCCGGTGCGCGGCCTCACGGGGGATGCGGTGGTCGTCAAAGAACGGGCCGAACTCGTAGTCCCGCACCATGTCGCGGATGATCGGGATATCGGTGTCCCATGAACCCCACGTCGGCCACCCGTCCCGGAGCCACATCCCGTTCGGTAGTACCGCCTCCGTCACGCGGGCGTCGGCCTTCTTGCGCGGGAGTTCCACGTCGAGATAGGTGCCCACCTGCACGTAACCCGCGTCACGCAGGAGTTGGTGCCGGTCGAAGTCGCCCGCGTCGAGACGGCAGGACGTGAACCCCACGCCCCTAGCGCGGCACTCCTCCTCGAACTCCGTGAGGTCCGCCGCGCCCGCGAAACACAGCAGTTCGTTCGTGGGGTAGCCGAGTACCGCCGCGTCCCACGGGCTCTCGCGCCAGTTCAGCACGGCGCCCCCCTGAGATACTTCTCGTAGAACTGGCTCACCGTCATCACCGTGTAGTCGTACTTCTCCGCCAAGGCGAAGAAGTCCTGCCAGCGGGTATGCGCCTTGAGATAGGGGTGGAACAGGCCCACGATGGGCGTGCGCTCCTTCTCGAACAGCGTCTCCATAGGCGCAAGGTTGTAGACTGGATGGCAATATTGTGTGGCGTCCACGAACCCCACGTCCACCACTTGGAACGGGAGTTCCCAGCAGGGGACGAGCCGCCCCTGCACGCATATCCTGTAGGGGTCGTGCCCGTACTGGAGCGTCGAATCGACCCTGATGCCGTTCATCGACAGGTTGGTGAGGTCGAGATGCGGCGCGCGGACGAAGGCGCGGTGGTTGCGGTTGGCGGTCGGCGGCTTGCCGACCTTGCCGACGAACTCGCCTATCTGGTCGATGATGTGGTCCGGTCGCTCCATACTCTGGTGAAGCTGGATGTCGGCGTTACACGCCAGCGCCTTGCCGAGCCAGCCGATCTCGTCACTCAGCAGGAACCACGTCGCCTCGTAGCCGTGCGCCCGCTCCCAGTCGAACATCTCGGCGTCGAAGTGGTCGTCGTGCGTCATTATCGCCACGGGCTCGGGGACGTGGAACACCTGGTTCTGGGTGTGTCCTGTGTCCGGCAGGGTGCGGATGAACGCGAGGAATCGGTCGCGGTCGAAGAACAGTTGCTTATACATCCTTTCCCTCCCACCACGCGATGGTCTGTTTCAGTCCGTCCTCCAGATTCACCAGCGGGTGAAACCCCAGGTGTTCGGTGGCCGCCTTGATGCTCGGGACACGAACCTCCACGTCTGGATATTCGATCTCCTGGTACTCAATTTTCGAGGTCGAACCCGTGAGACGGATGACGGCATTCGCCAGTTCCAGCGTACTCGTGGTGGCGCGCGGGTTGCCGACGTTGAACACGTGGCCCACGGCATCCGGGTGCGTCATCGCAGCGAGGATCGCGCGGGTCATGTCGTCCACGTAACACCATGAGCGTATCTGGTCCCCGTGGCCGTGGACCACCAGCGGGCGCCCCGTCCGCGCCGCCGTGACGAAGTTGCGTACGCACCCCTCGCCGGTCTGGTAGGGGCCGTAGATATTGAACGGGCGGATACTGAGCGTCGGTAGCGCACCCTCCACGTACGCGGCGCGGGTCAGGAACTCGCTGGCGAGTTTGCTCACGGCGTAGAACCAGCGCGGCTCGTACAGGCTCCCGACGCTGGTCATCCCGTCCTCGTGGGCGCGGAACACCATCGGCCCGTAGACTTCGCTCGTGGAGAAGTCGATGAACCGCCGACACTTCGGCGCCTCGCGCCGTACGGCATCCAGCACGTTCATCGTGCCGACCATGTTGGTCCGCAACACCAGTCCAGGGTTGAAGACCACGGTCGGGAGTCCGGCGATAGCCGCCATGTGGAGTATGTAGTCCGCGCCCAGCGCGCAGATACGTACGGTCCCCACATCCAGCACATCGCCGTGAACGAGGTCGTAGTGCCGGTGGTTGCGCCACGGTGCGTAGGCTGCGGAGTTGCGGCGCAGATTGTCGAGCGCGACGATCTCGCAGTCTTCGACCAGCGCCTCGACCACGTTCGCGGCGAGGAACCCCGCGCCGCCGGTAATGAAGACGCGAGCGCCCTTCAGTTCACTTGGGCAGAGAATCGGCATACGCCTTCAGCCCTTCCTCTAGCGGCGTCTTCGCCGCCCACCGGAGCTTGTAGTACGCGAGTTTGGGATCGCCGGAGCAATGGCGCACGTCACCGGGCCGCTTGGTGCCTGTAACGATTGGCGTGAGGTGCTTGCCCATCGCTTCCGTCAGCATCCGCGCGGCGTCCAACAGGGTCGTCTGTCTGCCGGTCGAGATGTTGTACGTACGGGCGGGCGTGTCCTCCATTGCGGCGATGCACACGGCGTCCGCAACGTCGTCGGCGTAAATCCAGTCCCGTATCTGGAGTCCGTCCTCGTAGATGATGGGCGACTCGTCGTGCAGCAGGCGGTTGGCGAAGTTGGCGAGTACACCCGTGTACGGGTTGTGGAGCGCCTGTCCCGGCCCGTAGACGTTGAAGAACCGGAGCGCGACGGCGGGGACCTTGTGCTGTTCGCCCCACATACGCACCAGCCGCTCCTGGTCGTACTTCGTCTGGCCGTAGACGCTCTGCGGCACGCAGGGCTCGCTCTCCCGCACGTCCAGCCCGCCCTCGCCGTAGACGCTCATACTGCTCGCAACGACGATACGCTTGACGGTGGCCGCCTTCTCCAATAGGGCGAGAAACTGCGCGGTCTCCATCGTGTTCTGGACGACGTAGCGCAGGGGGTCGGTCATACTATCGGCCACACCCACCTGCGCGGCGAGATGGATCACCACATCCGAGCGTTCGATGAGGTCCAGCGGGCAGATACCGACGTGGCCGACGTGGAACTCCACGCCGAGCGGGATGACGGGCGGCGTCCGGTGTACCCGTGGCTCAAGGGAATCCAGCCCGATGATGGGCACACCGGATTCCGCGAGCTTGAACGCGACGTACTTGCCGATGAATCCCGCCGCACCAGTAAGGAGTACGGTCATTTCCACGGCTCCCCGAAGATTTCCACGTCCCACACCCGGAGGTCCGGCGCGTACCGCCACGGGATGTCGGCATCCCGTAGCGCGGTCGTGAGCGCCACGTCCATCTGCGGTACCGGCGGCAACGTCGTCCACGGCAGGCGCTTGGTGACCCCGCGCTTGACTAACACCCCGTGGAGGTTCACGTAGTCGTCGTCGTTCCACGGTGAGCGGGCACGGCTCCCGTCGTTCAGCCGCTCGCCCCTCGGGTAGCGGCCCCGCGTCCACCGCGAGGGCGACAGCACGCCTGCACTCTCCAGCGGCGAGGGCACACGATTCGCGGCGTCCCAAATGGTGTCATCGTTCAGGTACAGCACCCAGTCGTTGGGGTCCGTACCCGCGAGGGCATCGAACGCCGCCTGTCGCTGGATAAAGAGGTCGCCGATGTTGTGGTACACGGGCGGGACCGGAACGTATTTGTAGTGAGGGCCGTCCTCCCACTCGCCCGATACCACGATTTGCTCGAACACGCCCATACTGCCGAGCCACGGGAGGATGAGCGTACGCAGTACCCAACCCCGCATCCCATACGGCGCCCCGACGATGGGGAGCCCTTGGAACGACTTCTTGACCTCGCGTCCGTCGGCGCCGAGTGCGATGGTGCAGAGCACGCAGTTGAAGCTCATTTGACGATTACCCCGAGACCGCCAGATGTGTGGAGACGCGGGAAGTCCAGTACCACGCCGCCGTGCTCACGCACGACCGCCGCGAGGTCGAAGCTGCCGCAGACATCGTGCAGACAGAGTACGCCGCGCGGGCGCAAGGCCCGCAAGGCGGCGACCACCTCGCGCCGGACGTGCTGTTTGCCGTGGTCGTCGTCAACGAAGACGAGGTCCGCCTGCCCCTCTGGTAGTCCCGTCAGGTACTCCAGTGCATCCATCCCGTGGCAGGCGACCACGCACTGCGAAGAGCCGGGATGCGCCTCCATGTGCGCCCCGATAGCGGCATGGGCGGCGTGCAGGCGCGTCTTGTCGCTTTCGACGGTGTGGAGTTCGCAGAGGTTGTTCTGGTCCCGCATCCCGTCCCAGAGGGCCATCGTAGTCTTGCCCTCGAATGTGCCGGTCTCCACGACGACGCTGGCGTGGATCGCACGGGCGATGGCGACCACCACGTCCGCCGTCCACGGCTCCGTACTACCCGAACGGTAGGACTCCAGCGCCCCGTGGTCGGCGGCTCGCAGGTAGTTGTATGGGAACGATTGTTCCCACGGCTGCGCGTCGCGTTCCATGTCCCAGACCACGAGGTCGCGCGTGTAGGCCGGGGCGTACCCCGCCGCGCGCAGTGCCCTGGTGTACTCCTTGTCCCAGGTGAACACCGGAGCGGCGGTGACCCACGGCACCTTGCGTACTGCGCCGAGGCGCATCAGGACCGCGTGCCCATTGATGTAACCGCCCTCGTGGCCGTCGTTCAGCGCCTCGCCAAGCGGATTGCGCGAGCGGCAGAGCCGCGAGGGCGAGATGACTGCTTGGTCGGCGGGCAGGTCGCGGGGGTCGGGGTTGGCGGGCGACCACAAGTGGTCGTCGTGCTGGAACAGGACCCAGTCCTCATCGGCGCCGTCGGCGAGCGCGGCCACCCCGGCATCACGCGCGGCGAGGGCATCGCTTACGTCGTGGCGCACCTGCGGGCAGGGAACGTAGGTATGGTGCGGTCCCTCCTCCCACTCGCCCGCAACGATGACGCGGTCGAACACCTTGAGGCTCGCGTACCACGGGAGGATGACGTTCCGTAGGAGCCACGCCCGTTCGGCATAGGGACGCCCACCGGATGACACGCGGTCGGCGTCGGGGGCGAGCGCAATGGTATTGATGACGACGGAGAACTTCACGTCAGTTCCTTGAGCCAGAGTTGGACTGCGTCCTCGTGCGCCGCCTCGAACTCGCGGCGGATGTCCGATTCTATCTGCCTGCGCCTGCGCTTACTCAGCAGCGCCAGCACGGTCTCCAGCCAGTCCGCGAGCCGCCAAGTGGCGACGTGCCAGAACTCGTGGAACAGGTCGCGGCGCAGCATCTCGGGGTCAAGGCGGTTGGCGGAGAGATGGAGATTCAGGATACGGCTGGAGACATGGCGCTCTATCTCAGCCATTGTCTTGTCGTCGGTCTTGAGGTCAACGTGGAGTTCGTAGTCCGTGAACCCCCATTTGCGCGAGAGACGATTCGCCGTCTGGCGAATCAGGCGCCGCGAAGGCGGCGGCACGTCAGCGGCGAACTGTACGATCACCGTCCCACGGTAGTCCGCGCACGCGGCGGCGTCAAGAGTCAGCCCTCCACCCTGCGGTACACCATCTTCCCGGCCACCTTCTCCGCCACCAGCGCCTGACGGCGCGGCGCCTGCTCCTCACGCGCGATGGCGACGTGTACCCAGCCGGGCTCCAGAATCAGTTGGTCGTAGGGCACCGTACTTTTACGGGCCTGCTCGAATGCCGCATCCAGCGCCAGTCCGAGCGGGACGGTGTCCGCCGCCCGACCGTCGAGGTGCGCGCTCGTGGGTGCGCCGCCAACCGCCTCATTGACCCTTGGACACCTGAACCCACTGGTGACCCTGATAGGGTGCCCCCATAGGGCACGGAGCGGTTCTAGGGCCGTTTGCGCGAGCCTACGGAGGTTCTTCTTCTGTTCCGGGCCGGGAACGTTCCGGTCCCGTTGCGCCGTCCGACAGAGTTCGTCCAACGCGAAATGATCCGACAGGTTCATTCGGGTATCCTATGGTACGTGGGTCTTCCGTTTGGCCCAGAACTGGGCCGCGTCTATGCCGCTCATCGTTGCCAGCCACAGGAGCCAGACCTCGCTCGGACTCCACGCCTTCGCGGCCACGAACCACAGCCGCGCTAGGGCGTAGCCGAGGTAGACCGCCGCCGTGGCAATGCAGATGCCGAGGGTGACGACGACCCGCAGGTTCGTGGTCGGGACCTCGGAGAGTTTCATCGCCGGGCCTCCAGCCGTTCCAGCCGCGCGTTCATCGTCCTGAGTTCGCGCAGGATGGCCTCGTACTGCACATTGACCACCTCGGCATCCGCCTTACCCACCTGCGCGGTCTCAAGTGTACTGACACGGGCGTTCAGCGCACCCCAGCCTATGAAGGCCGCGACGAGAAGCGGCACCGCGACGCAGATCACCTTGAGCCAACCGTTCAGCCTCTCCGTCATCGTTCGGCCCGTCCTTCTACCCGGCGACCGGCGCCGGTCGAATGGTCATCGTCTTGAGGTCCTGGGACAGTTCCATCTGGTGCGGCCCCGTGATGCCTCGTGCGGCGAGGATACCGGCGCCCACGTCGCTCGCCCGCTGCTGCGCGATGAGCGTTGCCTGCACCACGGGCGCGAGCGCCTGCCGCTCGGCCAGCGTCAACTCCAGCGTCTGCTGCATCACCGCTACGGTCTCCGCCACGTCAGGTCTCCTTGTGTAGTGTCAGGACAAACGGTGTAGTATGCCGTCACATAAGCCACACGCCCGTCACGCATCACCAACTCCTGCGTCATCTCACACGAGCGGTCGGGTTCCGTCGGCGCCGCACAGGCGGCGAGCAAGAGTAGGAATAGCCAGCGCATCAGGACATAATCCCGTTGGCAACGAGCGCCGCGCGAATGTTGTTGACCAGCGTTATGAGCGCGTCACGGTGTGCCGCCGTATCGTAAGCACCCTCAGTCGCGCCGGTCCCGCCTGCCGGTGCCGCGCCGCCGCTGGCGTAGGCTGTCTGTGCGGCCTTGCTGTTGCATCCAAACCCCTGCGTCACGGTTAAAGACGTTCCTACAAGCAACGAGAGGCCCGTGGTAATTGCTCCCGTGGTCCCGCTGAAACGAAATCCCTCGGTTCCGTTTCCGCTACCATACCAGAAAACGATGTCGCCCGAGTTGGCCGTGTAGAAGTTGATTCCACCCGACAATCCCGAGGTATAGAACCCCGCAGAGTCTGCAACGAAAGCCCCGGAGGTTGAGTACGACGGCCCCAGCAGCCCAAAGTCTATATAGCCCGCCCCGCCATTGAGCGTGTAGCGAATAACATCGTTGGTGAGCGACTTGCTTATGGTAACGTCGCCCCCGAACGTGAACGCCCCTGCCGGGAACGTCCCCGCGCCGACGCTGGCGGCTGTGAGGCCGGTGATGGTGCAGCCGGTGACGGTGAGGGTTTGTCCGGAGGTGACGGTGAGCCCGAGGTCAGCGGTGAGCAGGCCGTCGAAGTGGCCCGTCGTCGCGGTGAGGGCACCGCAGTACAGCGCCCCCGTGCCCGTGCCCGCCACGGAGCCAAGGGTCAGCGCGCCGGTACTCCCGGTGACGGCGACAATCTTGACGCTCTTTCCGTTGAACACGTCGAAGTCGCGGAAGCGCGTCGTTCCACCGTTGTAGCCGAGGTAGTTAATCCCTACCCCGAGGTCATCTACGTCCCCATCCATCCGGCAGATGTGGCTACCCCACAGTCCCGTCGTGCGATTCGCGTCATCGTGTACGAGCAGATTCGGAGTCGCCGCGTTGTAGGCGTTCGTGCCCGAGAAGTGGCCCGTCGTCGCGGTGAGCGCGCCGCAGTACAGCGCCCCCGTGCCCGTGCCCGCGACAGCGCCGAGCGTGAGCGCGCCCGCAAGTAGTGTCGCCTTGTCGCCCCGAACGCGCAGGACTTCGTTGTGACCCTTCGCCGCCGTACCCACGAACAGGGCGAGGTAGTTGTCGGCGTCTGCCCCACCGTTGAACGTCGAGTGGATGTAGTTGTAGTAGGTAGCGTCCGCGTTGTACGCGAACCGCAGATGCTCGCCGTCCACCGCGCCGTAGTGGATAGGGATACCCGCAGCGGTGATGCCGAAACGCACCGCGCTTCCCGTGAAGTCGTAGATGTAGAATCCCGCACCGGGGATATTGCCGCTCGCTGTCGCGCCAGTTGCGATGTTGTACTGACGCCCGCCTGCCGCCGTCGAGGCGAGCGCCATATACACGTCGGCCCCGCTACCGGACATCCGTACCGGATTGTCGCTTGACAACACGACGTAACCCGCCGTCAGCGCATCGGCCCCAATGTCTATCGCGCCGAACGTGCTGACGATGCTGCCCGAGTCGAGTGCGCCCACGGCCACGAGGTTCGCCGCCGTGGTGATGCTCGCCTGTACGCTACTCACGACGCTGATGCTCGCCTGTCCCGTGTACGTCGAGGCGATATCCAGTACCGGGGCGCTCGAACTACCGCTCGCGGTGATACGATTGGCCGTACCGTTCACCGACGTTGCCTGCGCCACCGTGTACGCGGTGGCGATGCTCGTGCCCTGCCACGTCCCGCTCGCAATCGTCCCGAGGGTCGTGATACTCGTTTGGCCTGCATAGCCAGACGAGATGTCCACCACGCACGCGCCCGTCGTGGGACTCACCGTTATCCGGTTCGCCGTGCCCGATACGCTATTCACCGCGCTGGTGCCCGCACCGCTCGTCGTGGACTCTACCCAACCCGTGGTAGCCGCCGTGTCGGTCTGCTTTATCCACATACGGCTCACGCTGGCGTTGCTCACCAGATTGATGAGCACGTCGCCAGCGCCGCCGCTCACGTTACTGTTCGGGTCGGCGTAGCTGGTGTAGGAGAACTTCGGGATGCCGTTCAGCGCCTCGCTGACCTTGCGCGCCCATTTCCACGCCTCGCCCGTCAGGGTCGAAGGCGGGAGCCCCACGCGCACGGACGGCCTACGGTCAGCCACGGCCCGTCGGTGTCACGACCGCGATGGCCCGCTGGATGGCGAAGCGGTGCCCCTGGTCGTGCTGGAACAGGATGGTGGGATAGATCGCCTCCGCACCGACCCACACGGTCGTCTGCGCGCTCGTGGGCGCGGTCGGCAACGCCACGCCGACCTCCGACTGCCACGTCGTACCGAAGTCGCCGGACATCTTGAGCGTGAGGCTCGATGCGCTGGCCGCGCGGTAGTCCAGCCGCACCTCGCGCACGTACATCTTCCGCGCCGGGTCCTCGTTCGGCACCACCGCGAGATACTTGGTCTCCACGGCGGTCCCGAGGTCGTTCGTGGCGTCCGAGGTGAACGCCGCGATGGTGCCGGTGGATGTGCCCGCGTAGAGTACCCGCGCGCTGGCGGTGCCGCCCAACTGGCTCCATGTCTTCGTCTGTTGCGCCCACGTCCCCACCAGCCCGCCCCACGTCACCGAACTGGACGTGTAGTCGCCCACCCCGAGCCGGGTGATGGCGACATCGAACGTCTGCGGCGTCCATACGCCTGTATTGATGTCGAACGTCAGCGCCCGCTTGGGCCGCCCGGTGCCGCCCTGATGCGCGTAGCAGAGCACCACCTCGCCCGTCTGGGGGTTGTACTCCGCGTGGGCGCGCGTCGGGTAGTCGATGTCCTCGCGCAACGTCTTCCATACCGCCTGCCCCACGGCCTGCGGCAGTCCTCCGCGCGGGGTGATGTAGGGCATGTAGTCGGACCCGAGGTGGAACACACCCTTCGGCGTCTGGCACACGGCCCACGCGCCCGAACAGCCGGTGCTCCGGTCCAGCGGTAGGAACGTCAGGTTGAACGGGTAGTCCACCGCATAGCCGTACCAGAGTTCGTGCTCGAAGTACGCCAGCACCCGGTCGCCGTCGGAGATGAGCCTGAGCAGCGCGCCGCGCGCGTCCGTCTCGTCCTCGAACCCCCCGGTCGGGGCCGTGGTGATCGACGGGTTCCATTTCTCGCTGTACTGGATGCGTTGCGGGTAGGTCGTACCCCCGCTGGTGATGTTGCCCCAGACCACGCGGTTGTCGAACACCGCGATGGTCTTGGCGATGGGCGCGTTCGTCAGGCTGGAGAACCCCTTCGTGTACCCGCTGGCGACGAAACACTGGTCCGTGCCGTTGACCCACGCGATGGCGTTGTCGTCGGAGACCGGCTCGTAAATCTGCACCGCGTCGATGTAGACGGTGTCCGCCGCCGAGGGCGGGTCGTTCACGCCGTTGGCAAAGTAGGACCCGAAGGTCCACACGGAACCCGAGTAGTACGACATCGTCGCGGCACTGATAGCAAAAGGATATCGCGTACCGGCGGTGTTCACCATCTCGCCCATCGCCAGCACGTCGTCACAGAGCGAGGACCCGCTACCCACTTTCGCCAGCCGGTAGCGCGGCTCCAGCACGCCCTCGCGCGCCAACACGTTCTGCGCCTCTGGCGTGGCGCCCGCCGGGAGGTTGGGCGCGGGGACGTTCTCCATCAGGCCCAGAGCCACCGTCTTGAACGTCATCAGGGTGGACGACGGCGGCGCGACATCAATGGGCTGGATAGGCTTCGGCGCGAACGATGGCGCGGGCCGCTCACGCTTGGGCGGAGCCTGCGCAGGGTCCACCTCCAGCCCGAATGAACGCTTCGTCTGAGTGGCCGATTGCTTCTTGGGCGGTGCCTGTGACGGGTCAATCTCCAGTCCGAAACCGCGCTTCCCTGGCGCAACCCGTTCCTTCTTGGCCGGAGGCGGTATCTCAATGGGTGTGCCGAACGGCGTCTTGGGGCTCATACGTCCACCGTCCCAATCGAAATCCAGTGGAACAACTGCGCCATCTCCTGCACCCAGTCCACGGCTGGCACGTCGATGATGCTCCAGCCCGAGGGCGTGAACTGCGTCGTCGTCACCGCGCCGACCGTGATGGCGATTGGATACTCCGGTGTCGTCAGAGTGGTGACCCAACTGGTGGTAATCAGCGGGCGGCCCTTGTAGGTCACGCCGAAGGACTTGTCCTCCGCCGTGGACCCCGTCCCGCTGGACACGACCCAGTAGACGGTACTCACCGCGCTGCGCGGATGCTCGATTGCGTAGCCGTGGAGCACGGGCAGACTGTCCACGCTGGTCTGTATCATGTAGCACTCGGACGTGTCGGACGCGAACAACAGCGACCCGTTCCGCGCCCCGACACTAAGACCGCTCCGCACCTCGTAGTGCGTCTTGAAGGTGCCGAGCTTCATCTCGCCCGCACTGGCCGCCGACCCGCCACCACTCCCCGGCCAGTACATCGCGGGCACGATGCCCTCGGCGAACTCCCGTTTGAGCGTGCGGATGGAGTCCGCGCCTTGACTCAGGTAGTCGCCGTCGCCGGGAAGCGATTCGTCCCAGGTGATGGGCATGGCCTAGATCGCCACGGTGCCGAGCGACATCCAGCGCACACTGTACGCGGATGCGGCGTAGAGCACGTTCTCCGCGTTGTATGCGGAACAGTAGAAGCCCGTTGTGCCGACACCCGTGACGCAACTCAGCGCGCCCTTGGACAGCGTGGTGTCCAGCGATACCGTGACCTTGGGCGCCACACCGTAGGTCACGTTGAACGGCACCCATCCCCCGCTAAACGTCACGCCGCTGTCGAGTTGCCACCGCGCGCCCGCGCCAGGGTTGACCGCGCTGGCGACACAGAACTGCCCGCCCACCAGCACTGGCCCCGTGGTGCCGACGTACCAGAGGCGGCTCTTGTCGCTGGTATACATCAGTTGGCCGTCCTGCGCCTTGCTGACCGCGCTCTCGGCGGCGTAGAATGTGCGCGCCGCCCCGAGTTTCATCTCCCCCGCGCTGGCGGCGGAACCCCCCGCCGTGCCGGGCCAGTACATGGAGGTCCCGAGACCACCGGAGAGGTTGGTCTTCAGGCTACGGATGGCGTCGTCACCGCTGGAGGCGGCGTCGGCGTCCGCTGGCGCGTTCTCGTCCCACCCGATGGTCGGCATTGCACCCTCCCGGTCCCTTGAAACCTAGTCCGCTAGGGGTAGCCCCGCAAACCCGTCGGCGTTGGCGGGAGCCAGAGCCAGTTGGTGCCGCAGTTCAGGCACATCGCCGCGCTGGCGCTCGACGCCACGAGATAGCGTTCCACGCTCCGGCCCGTGTGCGCGCAGCGCCCGGAACACACGCCACACCGTATCGGCGTCTGTTTGGGCCACGGGCCGCTAGTATCCCGCGACGCTCTCGACGGCCTCGCGCAGTACGCGCGCACGGTTGTACCCGTCCTCCCAAACAAGAGTCTCCGCCGCCGAATGCTCCACGAACAGGTCGTACATCCGCTTGGCGACCTTCTCCAGATCGCCATAATCGAACTCCGTGCGCACCGGAGTCGCCAGCACATCGCGCCTCGTCATCGCATCACCCCGCACAGGAGTCTCACCCGCTCCGCCGACTTGTCTATCGACGCCTTGTGGTCCCGCCAAGTGACGATCCTCTTGTCAACGTGCCCGCACACGATGTCCGTGTGGACGAAGATGCGGAACCCTTGGCCTTTCGCCCTCTCGTAGAACCTCGCCTTATCGCAAAAGTTACTGTCCTCACCCACGAACGCCGTGGGGTCCGGCGGGCGGTAGGTGCTGGGCTCACTGCGGGCGCACTCCAGCAGGCTCTGCCACTCCGGCGTCGCCACCAAGGGATTCCGGCCATCGAACTTCTGGTTCGCGTAGTTGTCCAGTTCCGCGAGGATGTCGATTGGCCGCAAGGGATGCCGCGTCCCGTACCACGGCCCCTCCACGCGCTCGTATACGTGACGCTTGACCACCACGAACGCGGACCCCGTGCGCATCACCTCCAGCGGCCCGCTGCCGGGGTAGTGGTTCTCCCACGTTCCCGTACCCGTGTCGATGGTCGGCAAGTAGGGTTCCCCTCTCAGGGGGTTGTAGGCGCCCACGATGTCCGCCACCGGGTTCTCGTGGTATGCGTAGGCCAGTAGCCGCATCAGCGCATCGGGCGGGAACACACAGTCGCCGTCGATGAAGCACAGCCATTGCAGTTTGCCGGGATGCTGCATCATCTTGGCGACCGCCTGATTCCGCGCGCGGTCCACCAGCGTCCCGCTCACGAACTCCCACGCGACCGACGTGAGGCCGTGCTTCTCCGAGTGCGACCGGCACTCCAGCAGCGCCGCCACCGTCTCGTGCTGAATCTCTCCGTAGGTCGTGACACAGGCCATACCGGCAGGAATCTTGATGGGCTCGCTCATGTGAGGCTACTTGACCAATGGGGTCCACGGGTGTCCGCAAGGTATTGCGCCATCGCTCCATGTCCCACCAGGGCGTCGTCATAACAAATGTCGGCTTGGTATAGCCAGTTCGCCACCATATTAGGCGACATTGCCACGGTGCCGTCGCTGGTTTGTACCACAAGAAAGCGGTTACTACTGACGCCCGCTGGCGTCTCACGCCACTTCGGCCATTCGTTCATGCGTCCTCCGCCATCAGAGCTTCCTGTTCCGGCGCCAGCGCCGTTGCATCAACGTGCGCGCCCGTGGGCGTTACGTACATCTCATCCTCCAGCACAGGGGGCCAGCCGTTCTGCTTGTGGTCGCAAAGCACGACCTCAATCAGCCGCGCGCGGTTGCGCAGGCCGTCCAGCGGGTAGTGCGCGGGGAACTGCACGCGGACAATCCGCACGTCGCCACGCGCCATCTTCGTCACCGCACCCTCGATGTCGGGCATCAGCGTCCCGTCCCCGAGGCGGCACCGCACCATCTCGCTCAGGCCACCGGGTTCCTCCAGCGGGCTCAGGCGTAGGCTCACGAGGTCCCCGAGTTCCGGGTGGTAGCCACGTCCCTCACTGAATCGCTGTTTCATCTCCCCGATACGGGCGGTGTCGTCGTCGTGATAGACGTGGAAGATGTCGGGCCAGGGGTCTGCCGCCATGCGGACGTGTAGGTGCTCCGCCCAAGTACAGAAGTGGCGGTCCTCCCCGTCCCAGAGCCCGCCACCCGGCAGGCCAGGGAACCGATGGAACCCGACACCCTTCTCCACTACGTCGCGCCGAATCAGGGTGCAGGCCCCGAGACCCCAGACCTGTGTCAGATTCCGGGACACGAGTTTCTGGCGGAACTCACGTTCGGTAAGGCCACGCGCCGTGCCCCCGGACTGGAACGGTTCGTAGACGTGCTTGAGCCACACCTGCGGCGCGGAGTGCATCCCCGGCTTGTTCCACCGCGTCCAGTAGACGGCGCTCACGATGGCCTGACGGCAGTCGAGCAGGCTCCGCAGCACGTACTGGTCCAGCAGAAGGTCGCTATCCACGAGCCAGATGTAGTCGTAATGGTTCTGGACCCCGTGGCGCAGGATGCGGTTCTTGTTCTGTCCCACGCGGGTCATCGCCGTCGCGGTCCATTGGTGCGTCACGTCGCCACTATCGCGGAAGTCGTTCGGTGTCGGCGGCATCCCCTGTAGGAGAACGCCCTTGTGCTCTGCCGTCCATTGCTGGAGGTAAAGGCACGCGGGATCGGTCTGGTCCTCGAAATCCGGTACGAAACAGTAGTCCACCTGCACCTTGGGCGGGAGGTCCTGCCACGCCAATGTGTCGAGGTGCGGACGCAGCACGTCCAGCCGTTTGCGTACCGATGTGCCGACGAGGACACGGATGGGTTTCTCGGACGGAAGGATGCGCACCACGGGACTCACGTCGGCGATGCTCTCGGCGTGGGCGCGCTCTTGCTCGGTCAACTGGCCTCCTACGGAACGGTAACGGGTTAGTTTCGCTTCGCGGTCAGCCGCAGTAACGTAGCCCAGATGGAGCCAATGAAAACTCTCAGACGGCGCAATGCCGCACGAGAGCGGGAAGTTGCTCGGGGCGTGACCGCAATGCACGCCACGGCCCGCCCATTCTGCTCGCCAGCCGTCAGGCACTCGATCAGGACGGAACAACCAGGGCCGGTGATGATGATGGGCGCACCAGAACGCATCGTCACGATAATGGTTCCGGTCGCCCCAGAGGTCGTACAGGACAAAGGCCCAGGAGTTGTGTTCCGTGGTCCGGCAGAGGGCGCGCACGTCACCGACCAGCAGTTGGTCCGCGTCGTTGACCAGCACCCAGCGTCCGTGTTCACTCGCCGCCTCCCACAGTAGTTGCCGTACCGGAGCCTCTTTTCCCCACATCGGCTCGTCCGTTAGCCGAATGTGCTTGATTACGGCGGGGCAGGCGTCCGTAATCGCGGGCGTGGCGTCCGTAGAGTGATCATCCACTACCACGATGCCATCCACCTGTTTACTCAGGTGGTTGAGTACTTTTGCCCAGTAGCGGTCGGCCTCGTTCCGCACCAGACAGGCGGCGACTACGGGCAACTTCACGGTGTCGGCAGTTTGGCGCGGGGCCGCCACTCGCTCGTCCACGTCGTCGCATCGGGGTCAGCGCCCTCAGTCCAGTCGGAGTCACCCGCCGCATCGGGCTTGCCCCATCCATTCAGCAGTAGCATTGTCCGGGCTCCCGCGAGCGCGCACCGTGTTCCGCCCACTCCCCAGACGTGCCCTTTCGCCAGTGTGACATCAGCCAGCGTGGCCCCCATCTCGCCGCTCGCCGCGTCAATGGCGGCGTAACGTAGGACCGTCGCCTCGGACCCCGTGACCTCGTAGCCCGTTGCGGCGACCGAGATCATACTACTCTTGAGTAGGCTCGCGGGGGCACCGACGATCTCCGCCGTCCCGTTGTTCACTCCGGTCGTGACGAGAAAACTGACGAGCATATCCTGTGCCACATTATCCGTGTCCGGGGAGTCAAACGTCACCACCGCCCGCTGCACGCCCGTCGTAGCGCTCGCAGCGTTGCAGACCATCGTTACGTCCGTTGGACTGGTGGTGGTGACCATCGACACCTCCAGCCATCCGGTCCCGTCCACATAGGACGTGGTGCTGGTAAGGTCGGAGACCGGGAACCCAAGCGGGATATGGAAGACGCTACCGACGCCGGTCACCGTGCCAGTACTGTCCGAGTACCCCGTCACACAGACCGCGCTCTGGCCCGAGGGAGAGATGCCGAGGCTTATCTGGCTGGACCCGAACAGCGCGAATCCCGCCCCTTGATCCAAGTGCGTGTACGTGAGGCCGCAATACTGGTGACTGGCGTCGTTCCACGCCGTCGTGAGGCTGAACGTCTTGTGGAGCGTATAGTTTCCCGCACCCGCGCTGTCGCCGCTGTAGAGGCGCACCGTGGCCCCGCTGACGTGCATCAGTAGGCGCTTGATTCCCCATTGCGCCCACGCGACCGACGTGAACCCCACCTGCGACGTTAGTGTCGAGCCGTCGCCGCCGCCCGAGAGTAGGTTCGACACCTGTGACCACGTCAGGTTGGCGGTGGTGGCGCTGTTGTACTCCTCGTAAAACCGCAGCGTGTCAACGGCGGTATCCACCACCCCCGTCACCTGCGAGTTGCGGATACTAATGCCGAGTTCCCGGTCCCCGACCCCGCTACCCTCTCGGCGGATGTCCGCATAGACACAGTAGTCGTCATTGAGCCCGCTGTAGAGCCGTCCCGCGTAGCGGTTGCCGCTGTTGCCCCCAATGACGAACGCCGACCCGTAGGCACTGTCTACGGACCCATTGTTGTTGCACGCGGACCCCATCCAGCCCGCCACACCACCCACTGGTTGAGTATCGGGAGTGTGGTCATCCAACAACGTCCCGTCGGCGTCAACAAACGTATCGTAGATGAGTTGGTCTTCACTCGCGCCACGAACGTATATCGGGCCAAAGGGCCAGACGAGGAACATGCCCTCGCCGACCTCCTCCCCCGGATCGTCCACCGTGAGTGTGGCCGAAAGCGTAATCATCGGCTCCGGGTCCACGCCCACAAGGCCATTATAGGGTCCGAAACCCATGTTTATCTCTGCGCCGTCTGCGGGGGTGCTGGTAAGCGTGACGTTGTCTACGGCCCCGGAGACCTGAGCCCTGTTCAACGCCTCTACTCCAGGCCCGATGCCGGTTGCATACAGGGTCATCGTTACCGTCTTCGGCGCCGATAGTCGGTTCAACACGACGTGGGCGGTGGACGGCGTACAGTAGACGTGCCGAGATGGTGCCACGTAGGTATCAGGCCAGGGTCAGTACCGAGGTTCCGAAGTCCACGGTGAACGTCTCGCCGGTATTAAGCGAGAGCGCGGCACCGTAGTCCCAGTAGCCGATGAGCGACTTGGTGGTGGTGGATGAGTTGTAGAGCACCGCGTAGCGGAACGGGCCGATGACGCCCGTCGCGCCCCATGACACGTCGGACCCCGAGAGCGTCGCCACGCTGGCCTCGCGCGTCCACGAATTGATGATCGCCGTTCCGCCCGCCGTGTAACCCCCACTGGTGCTCAGGTCCGCAGGCGTGCCGTAGGCGGTGTTGTTCGGGCTCGGGGTCGCGTTGGTGAGGTGTACCTTGAGCGAGTCCGTGGACCAGTTGTGGTAACCGCGTCCGAGGTCCTGTACCAGCACGGAGAACTTGCTGAACGTGGCCGACATCAGTCCTCCTCGCTCTGGTAGCGGAGTCCCATCCCGGTGCGGTTCTGCTGGCGCACGGCGTACCAGTTCGGTATCTGCTTCAACTCCCGTTCGTACATCTCACGCGCCAACGCCACCTTGTCGTATTCGCCCTTCCTCAGGTGCAGGTACTCCACCGTCTTGAGTAGTACCGCCTGATCGTACCGCGTGTCGAGGCTCGCCCGCGCGGTGAGGCTGGTGATGTCGCTCACGCGCTTGCGGTATCGCAGGAGCAGGCTGTACGCGCTGTCGGGCGAGGGGTAGAACTCCAGCCACGTCTGCCACGAGATGTACATGCGCGGGATACCCTGCTCTGTCCCGTCGCTCACGGCGTCCAGTTCCCACGGTGCCGCTTGCCGGATGACACGCCCGCCGACACCCGCCACGTCGGTATCGAACGAGAGGCAGAGGATGGCTTCGCAGTCCGAGGGAAGTGTGGCCTCGTTGGAGGAGGTGACCGTGGAACCCGTCGCCACCTCCTCCAGTTCGGGGTGCGGCAACCGCGCAGCGATGCCGCGGATGGCCTGATTCGCCAGTTGCGACACGCGGGACGTGGGTAGTCCCGGTGGCGTACCAGCGATGGTCGTCGCCTCAGAGAGAAGGTCTTGCAGTTGCCACGTCATCTAGCGTTCCGTGTTCTGGCGCTCCGAGCGCCCCCGGACCTCCTGCGTACTCGGCGTCGCCTGCATGAAACTGATGTACGTGTTCCGGTAGTACGCCGCCAACTGGGGGTCCACCGCCCGCATGGCGAGGTTCTCCGCCGTCTTGTAGAGGATGGCGGGATGATACCTCGTGTGCAGACTCGGCATCGCCGTGAGGGCGGTCATGTCGGTCGGCACCCGGCGGTAGCGCAACCTGAGCGACAGCGCGCTGGAGGGCATAGGGTAGAGCCAGATGTCCTGCTCGTGGAGCGCGTACCGTGTCGGCGAGCCGGTGCCCGTACCGGCCGAATCGCTGGCGTCGTCCACCTCTCCGATGCTCACCCGCGTCAGGTTCATGTGGCTGAACGTATCGAACGCGCTCAGGCGTGAGATGGACATGGGTTCGTCAAAATCAGGCGGAAGGGCGCTCGTCGTCGCAATCGATGTCGTGACGGAGAGGTAAACCGTCTCCTCCATCTCCCCGTGCGGTAGCGCCCGTGCGACCTCCAACTGCGCCATGTTGACGTAGAGGGAGACCTGGGAAGCCGTCATGTCCAAGCGGCCCCCCACGAGCGCGGTGGCCTCCGACATCAAGGTCTGGAGAGTAAGAAGGGGCATGTTATCCCCCTACCCGGAAGCCGAGCATGACGGTGGAACTGGATGCGGACGGCGTGCGCTGGAACCGCGCCCACCGTGGGATGGTGTCCACGGAGTAAAAGCCCTGTGCGCTCGCCACGGCAAGCGTGAACCAAGACGAGGCGTTGATGGCCGTTCGGAACCCGTCGTCCATCGACCCCGACAGGGTCCAGCGGGACGCGGTGCCAGACGAGGTCATCAAGGACCACGTCACGACCTCCGCGTCCCCCGTGAACCACGTCGCGCTGGTGACACCGCTCTCGGCGACGCCCCGGTAGGCGTTTACGGCTGGGCTATACTGATGCAGCCACATACGCCCTCCCTACACCTGCTCGTTGGACTTGCCCGAGTAGAAGTGGTAGACCGTGTTACCGGAACGGAACGCGATTTCCGCGCCGTTCACCGTAGCCGAAAGAACCGAGAACGTGATGCCGCCCTGCTCCGTGATGACCGCCGTGCTGCTGGACGCCGCCAGCGTGCGGATGGAGGCGAAGTTGCCCCAGATCGTGCAGTCCGACTGCGCGAGCGAAATCTGCCCCGTGCCCTTCCGGTAGAACCCGAGCGACGCCTCGGAGTAGAACCCGAAGCCCGGTAGGAGCGTGGTGCCGTCGCGCAACTGGAGTGCGCCCGAGGAGGTGATGGCCGCAGCGGAAACCTCGCTGGTGCCCACCAGCTTGACGGCGCTGAAGGTGCCGTAGGACTGGATGATGTTGCTCGCCGCCGAACGGTAGAACCCGAGCGAAGCCTCGGACGCGAACCGATAGGGCGGAGAGACCGCGCTGCCGTCGGCGCAGGCGATGTAGTCGGCGTGGTACTGCGTCACACCGGACACATTGAACGCCTGGGTCACCCACATCACCGAAGTCGAGATGTTCGACCCGATGAACGAGCCGTAGCTCATGGCGACCGTGGAGTTGGCCGAGCGGTAGAAGCCGAGACTGTTCTCCGACTCGAAGCACAGCGACGGGAGCACCGCCGAACCGTCATCGACCCGGAACTGCCCGTAACTCATGGCAACAGCGGAGTTGCCAGAGCGGTACAGTCCGAGGCTGTTTTCCGACTCGAAACAGAGCGACGGGAGTACCGCCGAGCCGTCATCGACCCGGAACTGCCCGTAACTCATGGCGAGGCAGGATGTCCCGGAGCGATAGAGCCCGAGGGACTTCTCGGACGAGTACGCGGGCTGCGGCAGAATCGCCGTGCCATCCGGCACCCATGCCTGTGTCGCACCCGTGAGGTCGAGGTTGCCGCCGGTCAACTTCGTAGTGCTGGCGGCCGACCGATACCAGCCTACCCTCGGGTCGCTGGAGGGCGCAACGTATGGAGCGGTCGCGCCACCGTCGGGCACGAGAACCGGCGCAGTAGCGGCGGTGAGGTCCAGTACCCCGCCGGTCAACTTCGCCGTCGAGGCCGCGCTCCGGTACAGACCGACGCGCGGGTCGGACGCGAACCCGAACGAGGGGTTGGTCGCCGCGCCGTCAGGAAGCGTGGCGCTGTTGGCCGCCGTGAGGTCGAACGTGCCACAGGAGAGCTTGGTCACGCTGGCCGCAGAGCGGTAGAAGCCCATCCTCGGGTCGCTGGTGGGCGCGATGTAGGGATGCGCCGCGCCACCATCACCGACGACGAAGTCGCTGACTGCCGCGAGGCTCACCGTGCCGTAACTGACCGCGAGGGTCGAGGTGGTCGAACGGTAGAGGCCCAGCGAGGTCTCGGACTCGAACCCGAGGCTCGGCAGGACCGCCGTGCCGTCATCCACCCTGAACTGCCCATACGACATGGCGAGAGTGGACGTGCCGGACCGATAGAGGCCGAGCGACTGCTCGGACTCGACGCAGAGACCCGGCAGGATCGCGGACCCATCATCCACACGGAACTGGCCGTAACTCATCGCCAAGGTGGACGCGCCCGAGCGGTAGAGCCCGAGGGAAATCTCCGACCGCTCGCAGAACGAGGGCCGGATCGCCGTGCCGTCGGGGAGGTCCAGCGAGCCGTAAGTCAACGCGAGCAGGCTGGTCCCGCTGCGGTAGAGACCGAGAGAAATCTCCGACCGCTCGCAGAACGAGGGTCGGATGCCCGTGCCATCCGGGAGGTCGAGCGAGCCATAGGCCAGCGCCAGTCGGCTTGCGCCGGAGCGGTAGAGGCCCAAGGACTGTTCGGACTCGATGGCGAGTCCCGGCAGGACCGCGAGGCCGTCGTCCACGCGGAACTGGCCGTAACTCATCGCGATGGTGCTGGTGCCGCTGCGGTAGAGACCCAGCGACTTCTCGGACGAGAAGCCGAGCGAGGGGTCCACCGCGAGTCCGCTGTTGAGGTCCACTTCGGAAATGGAGAGGTCGGACCCCGAAGCGGCGGTGATGTTCCCCGTCACGACAAGGTCCTGTGTCTGGACGGTGGCACGAGAAGCGACGATGCTGAGGGACGACATCGTCACGAACTTGCCATCGTCTAGTGCTTCGGTGTTCACCGTCATGGAGGTTTCCTCCGAAGTGGGGGCCGGGATGTCCCGACCCCCACGTCAGTTCAGTTCGTTACCCGGCGCCGCTGGTGCCGTACACGTTGTACCACGCGCCGAAGCCGTAGGAGTACGCCTGCCGCGCCATCCGCTTGACCACCTTGGAATCGAAGTCCGTGTCCATCGTCAGTTCAGGACGGAGGTCCCAGATGTAGTTCAGGTCGTGCTCCCCGCCGATCAGGAACCACGAGTCCGTGTCCGTCAGGTACGGCGTCACCATGTAGGTGATGCCCTCCTCGCGGATCGCGTTCACGTCGTTGTTCGCCGTACCCGGCTTCTGCGCGCTGCCCAGAAGCTCCCGAGCGGTCATGATGTCGTTCGGGTAGATGATGAGTAGGCGCGGGATGGCGACGACCGGATGGCCGCGCTCGTCCTTCCAGAGCCGGAACTGGATCAGCGCGTTCTGGAGTGAGGTGACCCCGAGGTCGGCGTCCGTCGAGGGCCGGTTGGCCTGCGCCGTGCCGCCGTCAAGCCGCGCGTGCGAGGTGCTGCACAGCGACTCCCCGGAACTGAAGCCGACGTACGAGGTGGAGAAGGCGTTGTTCAGAACGGAGTGCGCATCGACCTCTTGCTTGTGGATGATCGACCGCATGAGAGACCGTTCCATCTTCGCCATCTGCCCGTACAGTTCGTGACGGATCATTTCGTCGGTGATCTTGTAGCCGAGACCCGTCGTGGCGTGCGTGTAGACCTTCGTGGACCCCTTGATGGGGTCGCCGTACATCACATCGTTGCCCTCGGAGATGGTCGCAACGTCGCCGAGCCCGGTCATCTGGAAATCGGTTTCCTGCGCCTTCTTCGAGCTTCCGATGTTCATGAAACGCGGGTAGAGAAGCTCCCACGTCTTGAGGCCGTCGTTCCAGATGTTGCGGAGTTTGGGCTCCAACAGTTCCTGGAACTGCGCCCTGGTAATCGTCATTGCGCAAGCTCCTTTCTGTTAGTAGCCATCCGCCACGTTCTGGAGCGGCGGGTAGAGCAGCACGTTGTCACAGAACACGACCTCGATCTCCGATGTGGTGGAGTCGATCTTACCCTGGATCATGACGCAGGCAGAGGTCGTGCTGTCCACGTCGATACGCAGGTTGTTGCCCGACTTCTCCATGTCGTATGCGAGCCCGACGGACAGACTGGACGCGGCCACGCCGGTCTGCACCTTGGCGATGGCACTCGCGCCGAACCCCGGAATGGCGACCATAACCTCGCCGCTCGGGAAGCTGTCCGCCGAGTTGTGACATGCGATACCGAGAAGTTTTTCGTTCGCGGCTGCGGTGCCGAACTCCTTGAGCAGATGAACGCTACTCAGGGAGACGGGGCACCACTGGCGGAACGTGGCAGTAGACGTGGTGTCATAGTGCCGGTAGCGCCAGGGGCCGCGATAGGGGCGGAAGCCAGTTCCCATTCACTCCTCCGTGTGGGAAAGGTTCCGCGCGCCGGGCAGGACTTAGCTGTCTGGGTCGTCCGATCCGGCGTCGCTGTAGGTTCCCTCGACAAATGTCGGGGAGGCGTGCTTCCGGCCCTCGGCTTCAAGTGCGGGGGCACGGTCAGTCGCCTGAACTTCGTCCGTGGCGCGACGCCAGTTCTGCTCGTTTTGTGCGGCGCGTTGCGCATCGCACGCAAAGAGTCGGAGATCGCCTACGTCCACGAAACCGTCTGCGGACGCCATGCCACCGATTGGCATAGCGATTCCCAACTCCTTCATCTCATTCACCTTCACTTCCTGGTAGCCCTGTGCGCGCCAAGAGGCGGCACCCTGACCATCGGGAAGGCCCATCGAGTTCCGTACCCGGACCAGTTGCAGCCGGTAGGGGAGCGGCGCTGGTTTGCGGCCCTCGCGTACGTCGGCGTCCCGCTGCCTGCGGAGGTCCGACCAGCCGGGCACGTAGGTAAGGTCGCCACGCGCCAAGGCGGGGTCCGCGAACTCCGGCTTCTCCTGCGCCTCGCCCAAGTGGGCTCGGGTGTCGGTGCGGATCAGCGGGACCTTCATTGCCAGCCTCCGGTCGGAATCTTGAGGAGGTCGCGGCCCACCGACCAGCCGCCGTCCGGTGTCTCGGAGATGAACTGGTTGTTCATCGTCATCTCTAGGAACTTCTCCTGTGTCATGCCCCACTTCGCGCAGTCTTCGCGGATGGTAGCCTCCGTGATCCCGGCGTCCCGCCACTTCTTCGCAATGCCGGGCGGCAACTTGGTCCAGTCGATTGCGCCCGCAACGGGCGCACCACTCATCGCCCCACCCGTGGCGCGTTCGGCGCCGGGGAGTCCGGCGAGCTTCTGCTGCGCCAGTTCCTCCGCTAGTTCCGACACGTGCCTACCACGAACAATATCCACGGCGTAGCGGTACAAGTCAACCGTGCGCTGGCCGACGGGCACCTTGACGACCTCGGCGTCGATCTCGGGACCGTACTTGCTGAACTCCTTGGTCCACGTCGTTGCGGCCTGCGCGCGTGCGCTGGACGCGAGCCCTGCGGCCATCTCTCCCAGCATCGGTGCGAACCGTTGCTGGACGTTGGCCTCCAGCGCCTTCTCGAACGCCTTCTGCGGCGTGGCGACCCACTCGTCGTCCGTGGGCATCGCGGCGGCGCCCTGCGTAGGCGGCGTGTACTGCTGCCACGGCTTGTCACCCGTCTGCGCGGGCTCCGGCTTGGGCGCGGTAGGCATCCCCGCGATGATCTCGTTCTGCTTGACGGCGAGGCCGAGCACCTCGGCTGCCGTCTTGCCGACGGCCCACTCGGGCACGCCAGCGCCAGCGGCGTACCGATACTCAGTCGGGCCGGTAGGGAGTTGCGTAGTGGAGTGCGTCGCGCCGCCGTCCGGCGACGTTTGCGCGCTGGACCCGTTCTCGTTCGGCATTCGCCAACCTCTCTGTTGCGGAGACGATCTCCTCGATGACGCGACCCATCTCTAAATAGGCCGCGAGATGTCCACGTAGCTGCGCCGTGCGCTCGCCCGTGGTGTCAAGCCGCATGAGTTCCAGTCCGTGGATTTCAGCCAGCCGCTCCAAAGCCAGTAGGTAGACCGCCCATCCCGGCGCCAGCGTCAGCGCCCGGAGGGCCTGCACCTGCTCCCCCGTAAGCCCCAGGGGCAATGAGGTTGCCTGCGGCGATGGTTTGCGCAGCGGATTGCAGGACCGAAGCGTCAACCAGAATCTCTTCAGGGTTGCGGATGTCATACTGCTCCAGTAGCCGACGTTGGAGTTCGGTGAATCCTTGCGCCACCTGGGTCGCCACTTGCGCCAGCGCGGGCATCATCTGCACGACTTGCGGGTTGGCGGCTATCTGCGCGAGTTGGATGAACTGCTGGCCCAACTGCACCTGTAGTTGCACCAGCGCGAGGAAGGACTGCTTCTCTATCTCCTTGTTCACCATCCCGCTCGTCGCGGTGAGGCTGACACCGATGCCGCTGCCCACGTCCTCCAGCGGCATGTTGAGTACCGACGCCACCGCCTCGCCCTCGGGGCTCCCGAGCGTCTGGATGGCGAGCGCCAGGAACCGTTGGCCGTCGGGGTTCTGCGCGGGGTTGGCCGCGAACTGCTGGAGGTTCTGCAACGTGCGCAGGCCGATACGCGCAAGGCAGTCGGTCCTCATGTCCTTGAGCGAGAGGTCGAACCGGCGGTTGCCCTCCTGCAACAGCGACATCATCGTCGTCGCGGGTGTGCGGCTGGGGAGTTGCTGGATGGAGCCGAACTGGATATCGGAGAGTCCCGTGCGCCGCTCGCCCATCGCCTGATACAACTGGAGCAACTGCGGCGTGGTCTGGCTCGCCTCACCCCACTTGAGTTCCCGGATATCGGTCTGCGGGTTGTCGAGGACGAACGCCTTGCCGGGATAGATGGGCTCGCCGGGCAGGAAGTTCGCTCCCTGCTTGATGCCGAGCGTCAGGCTGTTCCTGAGCATCACGTTGTCGTGATGGAAGTTGCTCAGGTCGCTTATCTCGCCTTGGAACATCTCGCTCTGTTCGCAGACGCCGATGCCGTAGAACCCGTCCGAGCGGAAGTACCGCGCCACCTCGTAGGGCCGCTCGCCGTGCGCGTAGTAGTTTAGCGTCGCCCGTAGGAGCGTGCGGCTATCGACGTGGACAATGGCGACGATGTCATCCACGTTCCCGGTGCCGGAGCAATCGAACCGCGCGTGGACTTCGTACAGGTCGATCTTCTCGTGCCGAACGGGGGCGTAGTCCTCCAGTGTATCGACCTTCGCCTGCACGGTGTCGCGTTTGGTCTCGTAGAACTTCTTGACCTTCTCCACCGCCGCCGCGTCGTAGTTCGGCAGGAACGGGTCCTGCCCCTTCGCGCGAGCAAGGAACTGATCAAGCCTGAGTTGGTGGCGTTCCCCGACCCACGGCGCCCCGCCCTGGTCGTCGGGCTGGATGGCGTAGTACGCGGGCGGGATAACGAAGTCGGGGAGTTTGACGTGATCAACGAACGGGCGGGAGACGACCTTGGTGCCGCGCACCAGTCGCCCGTCGGGACCGTAGACCCATGACGGGCGCCGCTCGAACAGCCAGCCGTGCTTGTAGATGGCGGTGCCGAGCTTGATGAGTTCGAGGCACGCGCGGTAGTCCACATCCCACATCCGCAGGACGTGGGAATCGAGGTACTGGAGATAGTCCTGTAGCGGCTTGGCGATATCGACCCACCGCTCGTTCAACGCCTGAAGGGTCCACAGGTTCGGTGGCGCGTGGAACGTGGTCATGAACCGTGCAACCAGCGGGTCCACATTGATCGCCGTCACGGGCACGGTGCGGTTCGAGGCGCCCTCGAACGGGAAGTGTTTGAGTTCGGTGGATTCCGGGGCTCGGTAGTCGTCCAGCCATTCGGACCATGCGGTTTCGAGCGAGGAACGTGCGCCGAGGGCGTTGGTGAAGTCCGTGCAGAGCCACTCCACGAACTCCTGTTCCCGGCGTGGCCCCCACTTCACGGGCTCGGGCACGGCGCACCTCCTATCCTACACGGTATCGGCATCGCGGGTGCTCGGGTTGTCCCAGAAGTGCCAGCCACAGGGTTCGTCAGACGGAGGCGGGGTTGAACGTCTGGACTCCGGCGGGGTGTCGGCCCTGCCCGGTATACGATTGCGTCGGGCTATCGGAGCCTTTGACGCTGGTGGTGGTGCCGGTATTGGCCGTGGAGTCGAAGGCTTGGGGGATGCTGGCTTTCCCCTTGCCGGGCGTTGACGAGGTGACGCCGCCCGTGCTGGAGCCGACGTTTTTCGCTTCATTGATTTGCATGAGGGGGTCGAATCGCTCGGGCATACGTCCTCCGGGAACGCGTGGGACGGGATAGCCGCCAGTGGGAGGCGGCCTAGCCGTGCGGGCGTCGTCACGCGGGCCGCCCCGCAACGCGGCGTACGCATCTAACGTACGCGCAGTCGTGCGTGCGTGTCAACCGCGACCGCGCCGCTTGCCGCCTTTGTGGACACCGCTGATGGTGCCCTTGTTCTCCGAACGGTAGAACACTTCCTCGCCCTTCTCCTTGCCGTACTGCTTGACCATCTCGCGCTTGATTTTCTGTCCCTTCTTGGTGAGCGGCATACTACCACCTCCGGCTGCCGTCGGCTCTGATGCGCCCGGCGTCGCGGGCGCGGTGCGGCACGGGGCCGACGGGTTTCCCGAGCCGCTGAGAGAGTATCTCCATTTCCTTCGCTATGCGTTCCTGCGCGGTCGCCGTGAACGAGAGCGTGCCGTCCTGCGGCTTGAGCCAGAACTCCGGCTGGTAGGCCAGCGCATCCAGTAGGTCCTTGTTCCGCCCGCGCGGGAACTCGCGGTACTCCTCCAGCGCGTCGTGCTGGCTCCCGTGGAGCAGGATGTCGCCGCGTTGGAAGTATGGCTCCAGTTGGAGAATCCGCACGTCCTTCTGGCGACCGGCGGGATGCACCTCCTCCACGGTGGACGTGGAATTGACTTTCGCCAGCGCGTGCTTGAGCAGCGCGATGAACGCCGCCTGTTGCGCCACCTTCTCCACCAGCAACTTGCGCGGCTTGTAGCGTAGGGCCGTGGTGACGATGAGGTCCACCAGCGAGTCGGCGGCGAGGCGGCGCGCGATGGCCTCCAGAACGAACCGCTTGCCGTTCGCGGTGCTGCCGGTCACCACGACCGCCGCGCGGCTGGAGTCGGTCGCCCGTTCGGTGAACGCGGGGTCCACACTCATCACGCAGTCGAGGTCACGCACCTGAACGTAGTGCGTGCGGGTGCCGTCGGAGAACTCCAGCGTGTCCTCGTGCGGGCGGTTGTAGTAGCGCAGCCAGTCGGCCTTGAAACTGGCGGTGATCTCGTCTGCCGGACTGTTCATCATGTTGGCGGCGAATAGCACGGAGTCGCGGACCCGGAACTTCGCTAGTTCATCGTCGGGCCAATGCTCGGGGAAGAAACTCGTGCCGTCCTCGATGATGCTGCGGCGGAACACCGCGAGGTCGCCCCTCCGGTACACGCCGCTGGTGATGTGGTTGCCAATCCCACGCGTAAGAGATATACGGTGTTCCCCTCCGGCGTCGTCGCGGAACGCGAGGCTGAACGGGCGCGGCTCCTCCTCGTAGCCGAACGCCTTCTCGATGTGCTCGTAAGAGTCCCCGTACCACCACATCGTCCCGATGAAGGTGATGCCGCAATACGGCTTACCACGGGTGATAATGGGCACCAACTGGTTGCACCAGCGGTTGGCCTTCTCCACCAGCAGGAAGGAGCCCGCCCGCGCGTTCTCCATTGCCTCGTCAGAGATCATGTCGTCCACGAACGCATGGTCAGGATGGAGTCCCGTGATGGCGGCGCCGACACCCGTGGCGAGAAACGTCGGCTCCGGGCGCGCGGTGGGGCGGGGAAGCGTCGCGGCCGTCTCACTCCATTGCGTCTGCCGGAAGTCGGGCGGCACCCGCTCGGGGAACAGGGCGCGCAGGAACTCGTTGCTCTCGAAGTGCGCCTTGATCTCCGACAGGAAGCCGACCGCCTGTTTTTCCCGTTCGTTGGCGATGAGGATGCTGATGCCGGGATGCGCGAGCGCAAGCTGAATCGCGTGCCCGCGCGTGACCAAAGTGCTCTTGCCAACCTCACGCGGGACCGTAATGAGACGGTAGTACGCGCCGTCGAGCGCGGGGTGGCCCGTGCGGGATTCCGCGAACCGACACATCAGGAGGTGCGCCTTCATAGTCATCGGCACAACGGACCCGTAGCCGAGAACCACGTCATTGAGCCAGAACAGGTCGGTGAGCGCACGCTGGCGTAGCGCCTTCCAGCGTTCGCTACCGGGAACGAGCTTCAGCGATTCAGGCATCCGACGGCGGTTCTCCCGTGTCCTTGGCGACTGCCGTGTGTTGTGCCCACGGAATCTCGGTCATCACTCTCAACCTGAACCCGTCCTCGTCCTTCTTGATGCCCACCAGTTTGTCCCACAGCCTGCCCCAGAAGCCGGGTCGAAAACAAATAACCCCGACATGGCGCCCCGCCCATTCGGCAGCCTCTGGCGAGATTACGCCCTGGTTCAACAAACATCCGATGACGAGTTGCCTGGCGTCGTTGGCAACGCCCGTTATCTCCTCGATTCCCATTTGGTAGAATTGCACTTTGAGTCCTTTCAGGCATCACGTATCTGGAGCACGGTGAGACCACGCGGGCCACGGAGGTTGAGGCCACCCATGTTGCGGATGAGTTCGCGGCCCGCCCAGTCGCCGCGCAGGCCGCCCGTGTCGTGGAGGCACACGATGCCGCCGGGGCGCATGAGCGGGATGGTGACGACAAGGTGGTGGACGCGCATGAGGCGGTCGGAGTCCGGGGCGTGATCGCTCGCGTCGATAAAGGCGAAGTCGATGGGTTTGGGGACCACCTTCAACATGTCGAGGTAGTCACCATTGAAGTAGGTGGCGAACGCGGTGAGGTCGTTCTTGGCGAGGTACTCGTCCACGCCGCAATCGACGGGGTCGGCGGTCCACAGGTGCCCGTTGACGCCCGCCGCACGGAGCGCGGAGGCCAGTAGGAGCGTGCCGTGGCCCTTGTAGGTGCCTGCCTCGACGGCGATGTACGCGCGCTCGTAGAGACACATCTGGCTGACGAGGTACAGCGCCTCGGTATCGGTGGCGATGCTATCGAGCGGTGGCGTGATGAGTGGTCGGTCGAGCGATGCGGTCACGCGGGCGCGTCCTCCTCGGGTATGATTTCCGCCGCTTCGATGGCGGGTGTCGGGACATCCAGCGTGGCGGCGTCGAAGTTCTTGCCGCGCAGGATGATGGCCTGCAACTGCACGGGCGCCTGTTCCCTCTTGAGTGTGACGCCGAGACGGTCGAGATGGTCAACGGCCTGATCGTGGGTGACGCGGTAGTCGCCCTCGGCGCGTGCGGTCTCGCGCGCCCATTTGTAGTCCTCAACGACCTTGGGGACCTCTTTCTGGAGGCTCTTGAGCGCGAGGGCGCGACCCTTGGCGCGCAGGGCCTGCCGGTACATACGGGACGCGCGCTTGTCGAACAGGCAGTCCATCACCTGTTGCGGGGTCCACTGAACGCCGTAGCGGCTGTTGAGTTCCTTCTGGATGAAGTTGACCTTCTCGATGCGAGTGCCTTCGACGCGGAGCCAGATTTCGTTGCAGCGTCGTTCGGCGTGGGAGAGTGGCGCCGGACGGACGCCGTGCTGGACGCTCTTGGTTGGCATCACGCCGGGCGCGTTGTCGTACGGCTGGGTGATGGGCACGGGCGGGAGCGGCTTCGTCACAGGTGCCAAGGTAGGGCGCGCACGCGCGCTCGTCAAGCGGCCTCTTGCGCGAGCGGCGTGCGCGGACTACCGTAGGCGCATGGCAACCTACTCCGTAATGTCGATGACTGACGAGGACGTGCTCCGCAACGACAACCTCAGACGGGAATGGTTATGAGGCCGTTATTGATTGTTTTGGGATGTCGCCCAGAGGCAATCAAAACGGCCCCGGTAATCCGAGAGGCCACGCGACGCAAGTGGAATGTCACTGTCGTCGTTACGGGCCAACACAAACGCCTATTCGACGACACGGGGTTCCCGCAGGAGTTCCAGCCCGAGTACCTGGGCGTCGCCAACTTCGGGGACCCCGACGCCTACGTGGATGCCGTGGTCGAACGGCTCCAGTCGTGGGTGTACGAGCATCCCGAGCACGTTGTCTTAGTGCAGGGCGACACGGCGAGCGCGTACGCGGGCGGGATGTGGGCGCACGCGATGGGCTGGCCGCTCGTGCATCTGGAGGCGGGGCTCAGGACGCATGACATCCTGGACCCTTGGCCGGAGGAAAAGTACCGCGTGCGGCTGGACACATGGGCGAGGTTGCGGCTGGCGCCAACGCCTACAGCGCTCAAGGCGCTACACGACGAAGGGTTGGTGGCCGGTAGTCTATTAGTAGGGAACACGGTGGTTGACGCCCTGCGGGCGCTGGAGGTGCGGTATATTCCGAGGTGCCTGCGGGCGCCGACGGTGATCATCACCCTACACCGCAGGGAGTCGTGGGACAGCAAGTTGCGTGACATAATGGAGGGCGTAAGTGCGGTGGCCGCAGAGCATTGCGGACCTCGCGGGCTCCTGTTCCGCTGGCCCGCGCACCCGGCGCCAGCGGTGCAGGCGGTTGCGGAACGCTGGCACGAGCGGCAGGCGAAGCGGCGGATGGACGGCGGGAACATCGTGGTCGAGGAGCCGTGGGCCTACCCGAGATTCATCCGTACGCTGGCGTACGCGCGGGCGGTGGTGACGGACAGCGGTGGGGTGATCGAGGAGGCAGCGACGCTGGGCGTGCCGTGCGTGATTGCCCGCGACAAGACGGAGAGGCCGGAGGCCATCGCGGCGGGGCACGCGCTGCTGGCGGGCCGGACGGCGGACGGGGTGGCGACGGCGCTGCGGAGCGCACTGGCCGGGGAATTGAGCGAGCGCCCGTCGCAGGTGTTTGGTGACGGGAGTGCGGCAGTCCAATCGTGTAACGCGATAGAGGAGATGCTACGGTGACCAAGAAGAAGGTAGTGAAGCGGAAGCCGCCGACGCCGACCGAACTCAAGCGGCGCATCGCAGAGTTGGAAGGCAAACTGCGCCAGTTAGAGTACGGCTTGGAGCACAACTACGAACCGAGACCGAAGGACAGCGGCCTCGGGTTCTACGTGACCCCGGCGACGGGCTTGACGGTTGCCTACTCATCTTGGCAGGCCCGATGCAAGGCGCAGGAGGCCAACCTGCGAGAGGCACACATGCGCATGGAGTTGTCGGAGTCGGCGCACCGCGCGATGGCGGAGGCGCTCGCCACGGCGGCGCATGACGCTGGCGCCGGAGCGCTCGCGGTCATCTCCGCGTGGGCCGGGCGCGGGATGGTGGACAAGCCGCCGGAAGCGCCGAAGTCGTAGGTGCCGGTCAAGGTATGGACGCGCGTTCGTCCTCGCGCGTGCGAGCGATGCGGGACGCCGTGGGCGCGGAAGCCCGATCCTTCCCGCGCGCACCCCACGCACGTCGATGCTGACGGCGTGACGCACTACCATCGCTGGTGCTGGCTCTGCTACAACGAAGCCCCCCGCAGACCCCGCCCCGGCGTCCCGCACCGTCGTCCCGAAGTCCTGCGCGTACGCTCCTGGCCGCCGGGGCCGCGCTGCCTGCTGTGCGACACACCGGGCGCCGCGCGAACGTGCCCCAACTGCGGCGTCGCCTACTTGCGGAGGAGAACGTGAGGCGTATCAAACGCTGGCGTTACTACTGTGACTTCTGCAATCGGTCCGGTGGCCGCACCTTGGCGGCTCACGAACTACATTGCACCATGAACCCTAACCGCGTGTGCCGCCTCTGCGCCTTCCTTGAGGAGGAGCAGGCGCCAATCGCCACGCTTGCCCGCGCCCTCTACACCGGGGGCCTGAATGCGTGCCGCGTCGCCGCCCACAACTGCCCCGCCTGTATCCTCGCCGCAATCCGGCAACTTTCCTGTGAACGTGGACCCTTCTTATACGAGATGGACGAGTTCGATTTCAAAAAGGAAATGGCGCAGGTGTTTGATGAGGCCCGCGCAACAGCCCACGAACGCGAGATGCACCGTGAACTATACGGCTAACGCCTACTTGCGCGCTGGCGTTCGGTGCACGTAAGTTGAAGGCGTCGGCGCGGGAACCGCTGGCGACTGCAATGCCGTCGGCCCGTGTTCCCCACCTGCCTGTGCCTGCGTGTACCGGGCGCAGGGTTCCCCAGGTGGGGACCGGGCCGAACTAGCTGGAGGGCCGCAATGCCCAGAATCCGCACGTTGAAGCCCGAACTACCCCACGACAAGGGGCTCGCGAGGGTCTCGCGAAACATACGCTACACGTTCCTCCTCTTGCTCACCCAGGCCGACGACGAAGGGTACTTCCGGGCCAATCCGAGGCAGCTTCTGGGGTCCATCTATCCGCACGACGAGGGGCTCGCGGAGGCCGATCTGGTGGCCGAACTCGATACCCTAATCCAAATTGGGGTATTAGAGGCGTTTGACACCCCGGACGGCGTAATCGGGCGCATCACTAACTTCAGGAAACACCAGAAGATAGACCACCCATCCAAGCCATTCCTCTCGACTCTCTCGCGAACGCCTCGCGAAACCTTCGCGAAGGGAGTCTTTAGTCAGGAGTCTTTAGTCAGGAGTTCGGTTACTAACGTAACCGGCGAAAATGCTCGCCGTGTCATTTCGACACAGCCGCCCGAAACAGCAGTATCCCGACAAACCCTCTCCCCTAACCAGCTACACCTCGCCGCGTCCCGGCTCATGGTCGCCGTTCGCAAAGACGCCTACCTCGGCCAGCCACCCGCAGGCTACAACCCCGCCCGTGACATGACCATCCTCAAACACTGGCTCTCCCGTGGCCTCCCGGAAGCCGAGATCGCCGACGCCATCACCGGCCTCCGCACCGCCGCCGACCACGGCGACCTCGACTGGATCAAGCCCCACGCCAAGTTCACCCTCCGCGCACTCCGTGGCACGAAGTCCGGCGACCGCTTCGTCTGGGACATCGCCACCGAAACAGCCGCCGATGCCCCACCCGTGGTCTCCATCGGCGACATTATCGCCCACGAGACACCCAAAACGCCCGATCCGTTCTAGGAGCAACCATGCCCAAGCATTGCTGGCACGATTGCGGTATCGTCTACACCTCGAACCCGCCTCAGTGGGACGAGAAATGTTGCCATTGCTCGAAGACCCGACGGATTCACGGCGAGTTCTATACGCCAGCCGGGCACGGGCCATACGCCAACACCCAAGCTAGCCGCACTATTGCCGAAGACGTAGGACCCTGTGTGCCCCCAGAAACGCCGCAAACGCCCCCAGGAGCCACGAACGCCCCCGACCCGCCACTGGACCGCCTGACCCCCGTTCGCGCGTCCTTGCCCCGTTTGCGCTCGCGTACGAGGCTCCCGCGCACGCCCACCGTGTGGAAACTCGCGGATTTCGTCTCGCGCAGGTCCCGGCAAAGTACGCTTATGTGTCGTCGCCTCGCGGGGGGGCTGCCGGTCGCTGGCGCGGGGCTCCCCAGGCGCTTAACATAATCTCCATTATACGACATAGCTCGGGCTAACCACACGCGCGCCAACAACTTACGCCACTTCCGCCCCCGCGCTTGCGCCCACGTCGAGCTACATTAGCGCTCGATCACGCCCAGCCAGCGCCCACGCCTGTGTGGACAACGCGCGTAGGCACGAGCACGGGCGCCGGAAGAGTACCCATCAGGCGGGCGCCGCGTACGCAAGCGGCAGCGCGGTCGCCAGCGCAGGCGGTACGCGCGGTGCGGTGTAGCGAGCGGACGTGATATCATCGTGATATCGTGCAAGTTCTTGCATGCAAGTCTTTGCACTCGTATTCTGCGAGACTTCGTGCGGAATGCGGGAGTGCGCGCCGGGTGCGGAATTGGCAAGCGTAGGCGGCGCAAGTACTTGCGCCGTGGCACGGGCGTTGCGGTAGAGAGGGGCATCCCTCACCGGAGCCCGAACGATGATCGACACGTCCACCCCGCCGCAGCAGGCTCCCGCGCCCGAACTACCCAAGTTGGTGCTGTCGCAACGGCTGTACGACAAGCTGACGCAGCGCCGCCCGATGCCGCTGTCGGCACGGATCGAACGGGAGCGTTAGCCGTCCGTCCGGTGCGCGATGTTGGCGCGGGGGCGTCGCGGCCCCGACCGGACCTGACACACAACCGGAGTGGTGAGGATGACTAAGGGAGAGATTCGCAGGGCGCGCAGGATGGCACGCGCCGAAGGCCGCCCGTTCGAGGGCGAACTGGCCCTAGACCGGGGCACCCAGCCGCACGAGTTCAGCGAGTCGCCTCGCGGACGCCGCACGCTCGATAAGTGGGCGCGGCGCTACGACGCGCTGGACGGTGCGCCCGAAAGCGACTACGACCGCTAGCCGTACCGCCCCGTAGGCGTTCGCGGGTTCGACTCCCGCGCGGGGCCTGACACACACCGAGGGGGAGACGTGACGAAGACCGAGCGCGACATCATTGACGAAGCCCTAGCCCGCGAGCGTGCGCTATCGGACGCGCTCGCCGAGGCGCTGGAAAGCGCCCTCAATACCGAGAGTGACGCGACCTATGGCGGGCGCTTGCGGAACGAAGCGAACCCGACGCAGGTCCCGTTTGACACGGCTTGGCATTACGACCGCATCCGGGCCGCGCTAGCCGCCCACCGTGCCGCGCGGGAGCCGGGCGCGTGACGCTGGCGTAGGCGCAGGCGAGCCGGGCGCTACCCCGGCAAGGCGTAGTAGGTTCTAGGTTCACTCGAACAGAGGAGCAAAGATGACGCAGGACACCGCAACCCCTGAGCGTGAGACGTATCACGCTTTCGCCGCGCGGCTTGGGCTACGGCTCACGGCCAGCGAGGACACCCCAGGCGCCGCACGGCTAGCCGAATGGCCCGACGCCTATCACTTCCGCTGCCGCCTGATCCTCAAGGGACGGCCAGCCTACACGTTCTGGTACAGTATGGGCAGCGTGCACGCGGGCAAGGAGCCCGAGATTGACGACGTGCTGTCCTGCTTGGCGAGCGATGCGAGCGGCTACGAGAACGCCCGCGACTTCGCGGACTTCTGCTCGGAGTACGGCTACGACACGGACAGCCGGAAAGCCGAGAAGGTCTACCGCGCTTGTGGACGCTCGGCTACGGCGCTGCGTCGGCTCCTCGGCGACGAAGACTACGGGCGCCTGTTGTGGCAAACCGCCGAGTAAGGGTGTCCATACTGTCGCCGACGCTTGGCGACAACTAGCAACCGGGAGGGCTGACCGATGAGCGACGACCCGCGCGACCCGCAAGCCGGAGAACCCTTGAAGTGCTCCGCGTGGGATAGCTGCGCCTACCGTATCGAGTGCGACCGAATGGAAGACGAGGAGATGAGGGCGCTTGGCGCAGCGCGCGAACTCGGTATGGGCATCATCTCGTCATGGGAAGCCGTTGTGCGTGCCCTCGCTGAGATGGAGAAGCGGGCGGCCCGTGCCGAGGCGGATCGCG